CTCCTACATTGGTCACACCAAATATTGGTACTCCATCGGCAGGTGTAGTCAGTAATTTGACTGGTACTGCATCTATTAACATTAACGGAACAGTTGGCGCTTCAACAGCAAGCACTGGTGCATTTACGACGCTAAACAGTTCATCGACTACAATTTTAAACGGTACTACAATACCTGCGTCGTCTACATTAGTAAAAACTGCTGATAAAATTAGTGTTCTATCTTCTACAACTTCTGCAGAATTAGCTGGAGTCATTAGTGATGAAACTGGTACAGGTTCTTTAGTATTTGCCACATCTCCTACATTGGTCACACCAAATATTGGTACTCCATCGGCAGGTGTAGTCAGTAATTTGACTGGTACTGCATCTATTAACATTAACGGAACAGTTGGCGCTTCAACAGCAAGCACTGGTGCATTTACTACGCTGTCGGCATCAGGAACTTCTACGCTAGCTGCCGTGAACTCAGGGGCACTAGCAGTAACCGGAGCTATCACTTCCACAACCGACGCAACCCTGTCAGGCGTGCGCGTGGGCAAAGGTGCTGGGGCTATAGATACAAATACCGCATTGGGTTCGGGTGCTCTGGACTCCAACACCACAGGCGGCGGAAACACAGCCAGCGGGCAGGGCGCACTCCGCAATAACACCACGGGCAACAGCAACACAGCCAGCGGGTTTCAAGCACTTGCCAACACCACGGGCAGCCAAAACACAGCAATTGGTGTTAACTCAGGCCAAGCAATAACCACAGGATCAAAGAACTCAATACTAGGTTCGTTCGATGGTAACAGTAATGGTCTTGACATTCGTACCAGCAACAATAACATTATTCTTTCTGATGGTGATGGTGTCCTAAGACTATATGTCAATGGTTCTGGTAATACTGGTATTGGTACGACAACACCTGGATCCAAATTAGCCGTAAATGGTTCAATAACAGAATCACCTAATGGTGTCGATTATTATAATGTAGTGACTCAGCGAGACATCGGCACAGACCCAAACCAGATACCACTGAATCAGTTTTTAGGCACGATGGCTTATCAGGATTCTAACAACGTAGTAGTGGGCAACTTAACGGTTACAGGGCAGTTAAATGTGCGCCAAGAGTTATTGACAGGTTCTTTTACTTGGAATTCATTAACATCTACGCCCGATTCAATTTATGGTCGTTCGCAGGTTGTTACAGGAATCCACGACATGATGCGTGGCTGTGTGCTTAACGCTGATGGTTCGGTTAATTATTACTTGAACCCAACAAATTGGGCACAACAAGCTAACGGTACAGCTTCTGTTTTGACGGGTGCAGACGGTAACGTGATGGTAGAGATACCTAAGTTTTATTACCGTATTGTGCAAGCAGGAACAGAAACCACTTGGAAAATCTCTGCTGTACAACAGTCGGGTTATGTGACTCACCCTGCATTTATTAAAGACAATGTAGAGGTAGACTTTAGATACATGGGTGCGTATGACGCTTGTGTTTTTGACACTTCAGCATCGGCTTACATTTCAGGCACTAACTTAGATAACAACAATGGTAACGTTGACACGGCCGCAGACAAGCTCTCAAGTGTAAAAGGCATTTATCCTATGGTTGGGTTAACTAGAAATGAGTTTAGGCTGTTAGCTTCGGTTAATGGCACTGGTTGGAGACAACTTGATTATGATTTATGGTCTGCTGTGCAGTTAGTTTACATCATTGAATACCAATCATTCTTCTCACAAAACATTTTAGGCGCAGGCAATACCAACGGTTCATATTTAGCACCAAGTGCGGTTCAGGCTAATAGCCCACATACCATAGCAGGTGCAGGTGATTCGATTGCCAACGGCTCTACTAATACCACTTCAGGTGCAGGCGTAAGTGCAAAGCCTGGCATATCGTTTATGAAATATCGTGGTATTGAAAACTTTTACGGTAATGGTTGGAATTGGGCTGACGGTATCAATGTCAACGTCACAGTTACGGGTAATGTTCACATCACTAATGATGCGGCTTTCTTTGCCGATAATACGGCAACAGGCATGGAGTTAGTAACTAGTAGCTTTCCAACGGCATCAGGTTACATTCGAGATATGTCAACAACCGTTGACCCTTACTTTTTAAGTTCGACCAATTCAGGTGGCGGCTCTACTACTTACATAACAGATTATCATTTTGCATTGGCGTCAAGCAATCGGGGTGTGTTTGTGGGCGGGGCGGCTGATTATGGCGCGGGTGCGGGTGCGTTCTGCTTGTTTTCGTATTATGCTTCTTCTTTTACTAATCGTACTATTAGTGGTCGGCTCGCATATTAACAAAGGATTAAACAATGTCTATTAAAAACAATTTTCCAAACACACGCCCAACGCTTCTAGTTGACTTTAGAAACTCAGAAACAGTAGACCCGCGTATCGTAACCGCACGAGCCTCTACAGCGACATTTACAGACAAGTTCGGTGTTATCCAGACAGCGTTAAGCAACGTGCCTAGAATTACTTACGATGCAGTGACAGGCGAGTGTGAAGGGTTGATGCGAGAAGCGCAGAGGACTAATCAACTGACGTATAGTCAAGATTTTAGTAATGCGGCTTGGACTAAAACAAATTTAACTGTTGAAAGCAATGTTATTCTTGCTCCCGATGGAACACTTACTGCGGATAAGTTAATTGCAGGCGCTACAACAACGGCACATTGTGTTGAAAGACTCATTGGTTATGCACTTAACACCTACACGGAGTCTGTTTACGCACAAGCTGGAGAAAATAGATTTATACAACTTGGTATAGCCTTCTATGCTCAAAACGCGTCTGATTGGTCTAATTTTGATTTAATAAACGGTACTGTTCAATCATTTGGTTCAGCAATAGGTAAAATCACAAACATAGGTAACGGCTGGTTTAGATGCGAAACGATAAAAAATACGAATGCTGGCGCAGGACAAACATATATAATTATAGCCACATCGCTAAGTAGCTCGTTTGCCCCAAGTTATTTAGGCGATGGAGTATCAGGCCTTTACATCTGGGGATCACAAACTGAATTAGGTGCATACGCATCATCTTACATTCCAACAGTGGCATCACAAGTTACCCGCGCGGTAGACGCTTTTACTCTCTCAGGCTCAAACTTTACCCAATGGTATAACCAATCGGGTCAAGGCACACTTGTAGCAGACGTAGACACACCCCAAGCGGGCATCATTGTCACAGCGGGTACTGCTAACCTACGCGCTCCTGTTATCGCTGACCGTTCTTACGGCTTACCTTTTTACCCAACGGCTACCACTTCACTAACTTTAGGTGTCGGTACACATAAAAAACTAAGCTACTACCCTGCCGATGTTGAGTACAGAAACCTGATCACACTTGTTGATGCGCCGTCTAATGCTTTCGTGATGACCGTGTTTATCTCAGCTAATGGTGGCACATTCCAATGGCCTAACCGTGCGGGTACAAGAGATGGTGTAATTAATTGGGGTGATGGTACTAGTGAAACTAGTGTTGGTAATTTGACTGCTAAGACTTATGCGCTTGCGGGCTATTACGATATCAGTGTAACGGGTACATACACAGCACCATTCTTTAATAATGTAGGGGATAGACTCAAGTGCGTGGATGTTAGGCAATGGGGTTCAGTGACGGGCATGACTACTTGGAATGCATCGTTTATGGGTTGTAATAATTTAGTTGGGACAGCTACTGACGCACCTGTTTTAATTGGCGCTTTATCCAGTATGTTTGAAGGTTGTAAAGTATTTAACGGTGCTATTGGTAACTGGAACACAAGTGCAGTTACTGCTATGAATAGTATGTTCCGCGATGCAACAGTATTTAACCAAAACATCGGCGCTTGGAATACGAGTGCAGTTACTAATATGGCTAGTATGTTCCAAAGCGCAACAGCGTTTAACCAAGACATCGGTTCGTGGAACACAAGTGCGGTTACTAATATGTCACAAATGTTCTATAGTGCATCAGCATTTAACCAAAACATTGGTTCTTGGAACACAGGTGCAGTTACTAATATGGTTGCTATGTTCTACAACATACCAGCATTTAACCAAGACATAGGTTCTTGGAACACAGGTGCAGTTACTAATATGGCTAGTATGTTCCAAAGTGCGCCAGCATTTAACCAAAACATAGGCGCATGGAACACAGGCGCAGTTACTAATATGTTTCAAATGTTCTACGCCGCAACAGCATTTAACCAAGACATTGGTTCTTGGAACACAGGTGCAGTTACTACTATGGCTAATATGTTCTTTAGTGCATCAGCATTTAACAACGGTGGTAGCGCAAGCATAAATAACTGGAACACAAGTGCAGTTACTACTATGTCACAAATGTTCTATAGTGCATCGGCATTTAACCAAAACATTGGTTCTTGGAACACAGGTGCAGTTACTAATATGGTTGCTATGTTCTACAACATACCAGCATTTAACCAAGACATAGGTTCTTGGAACACAGGTGCAGTTACTAATATGGCTAGTATGTTCCAAAGTGCGCCAGCATTTAACCAAGACTTATCTGTTTGGGTTACGGGTCTAACAGCACAGCCAACCAACTTCTCTTTGAGCGCAAACGCTACATTCGCTAACAATGCTAACGGGCTGAAGCCATACCTGTCGGGTGGCGTAACTCAAATCAACACATAAGGAAAACAAAATGTCTGATTTTTACCTAAAATTTGTTGACGAAGAGCAAGCGCAAGAAGTTCTCTACACTAAAGTAGTAGACGAGTGGAGCGAGCCTGAAGACCCTGACGTTGAGCCTATCCCTTTGCGGTGGCATTATGTGCCGAACTATGTAAACATTGACACGATTGGAGTTATTTACGAGCCACAGCCTGACACAGAGCCACCACCAGAGCCTGTAGCCTATGATGGTTGGTTTGTAAATGTGCGGGTAGTTAGCGAAGACCCAGAGCCTCTGTTACCGTTTAGTATCGACCCACAGCCGTATCCCATAAGAATTTGGGCTTAACAAGGATTGATTCATGTCGCAAGAAGTTTACAACATAGTTTTGGGCCTTGCGTGCAAGGGCAAATTAACTCAATTATTACACCTCCCGTTACACCACAAGACACGCCCTTACCTTGGGTCAGTTAAATAAATAAAGCCTATCAAAGGAACAAAAGAATGAACATCTCACTCACCGAAGCTCAAGAACTTATCCTCACCACAAAAGCCACTCGAGATGGCACTACCATTGATGAAATGATTGCTGTGAAAATTGGGCAGTATGTAACCGACAGTTCCAGAGATAATGAGTATGCATTAGCGAACCCAGTGGTAGAGGCCGAAGATGTACTCGCGCTGGTGGATCCAGTAGTAAATCCCGAAAATGTATTCCAATGACACTCTCAATCGACAAACAAGCACACTTCTTTAGCGGTCTAGCCTTATGCCTAGCTGTAGCTCTATTCTTTGGTGCATACGCTGGATTAGCTGTGGCTGTACTAGCGGGTCTTGGCAAAGAGGTATACGACAACTATGGGCGTGGTGCACCTGACATTTACGATGCTGTAGCAACGGCAGTTGGCGGTGCGCTTGGCTTTGTACTAATAATGATTGCGGAGGCTCTATGAGCATTAAAGACAATTTTCCAAATTCGCGTCCTACGCTTCTAGTTGATTTTCGTAACAGAGAAACAGTAGACCCGCGTATCGTAACCGCACGAGCCTCTACAGCGACCTATACAGACAAGTTCGGTGTGATGCAAACAGCGTTAAGCAACGTGCCACGGATTACTTACGATGCGGTAGCATTATGTGCCTGATTATGTGAACATTGATACAATTGGAGTTATTTACGAAGAGCAAGAAATTGTAGACCCTGAGAACCCACCTGAGCCTATTGTAAAAGATGGGTGGCACGTCAATGTTCATGTAGTCGGTTCAGAAGACGTCACGGCACTTGAACCCTATTCAATATTGCCAGAAAATCCCCGCAGAGTCTGGGGATAAATATTACTACTATAAACTATAAAGGAATAACAGCATGAACGATACAACTATACTCATCACCCCAGGACAGGTTCAACGTCATTATGATGCCGCCATGGACTCGGTCAATCTAATCAATGCTGGTCAACCCGTGGGCATGACTGATGAAGACTGGGCAGATACAGTCAAGCGTAATGTGGATCATTTAGAGGTCATGTTAGCAAAAGACTTTTGGACAGAAGATCAAGATTTAACTCCACTTGAAGGGGCAGTAGAACAATAATGAAATTAGATACACGTTGGTCAGAAATCCTAAAGCGAGCATGGTCAATACGATTCATTGTGATCGCAGGTATTCTTACTGCCGCAGAGGTAGTATTGCCAATGTTCGAGAATGACATACCAAGAAATGTATTTGCCTTCCTTTCGCTAGGAGCAGTGGCAGGTGCATTTATTTCTAGACTCGTGGCTCAACAGGATCTACCCGAATAATGATAAAACCACAAAATAAGACTCGCGCAGGAATTGCAACTCTGGTACTGAGTGCATCGGCTCTGGTCGGTTTGGCAGTACACGAAGGATATCAGGAAAGGGCATACATACCAGTCCCAGGGGATGTACCAACAATCGGATTTGGTACCACTCAAGGTGTCAAGCTCGGTGATCGTACAAACCCTATCATTGCCCTACAAAGAAAACTAGATGACATCAAAAACTTTGAAGGTGCTCTAAAACAATGTGTCACGGTTCCACTTCATCAATATGAGTATGATGCATTTATTTCACTATCATATAATATTGGCTCCTCGGCATTTTGTCGTTCTACCTTAGTTCGTAAACTAAATGCAGGTGACTATGACGGTGCCTGTAAAGAAATTCTACGATGGGATAAGTTCAAGGGTGCACCACTTCGTGGTCTGACGATTCGTCGTGAAGCCGAATATCAACAATGTATCGGGAAGAAGCAATAATGTTTATCATAGAAAATATACAAAAATGGATGTTATGGGTACTAGGTGCGATTACGACAATCGTATCGGTCTATGTCATTGGTCGATCACAAGGAAGTTCAAATGAAAAACAACGTCAAACAGAAATTGATATCAAGCAGTCAAAGAAAATTGAAGACGTCGCGGATCGTGCTAGGAAGTCTGCTGATAATTCTGTCGCCTCTCCTGTTGAGCGGTTGCGGAAGCACAAAAGGCTCCGAGACTTATAGAACCGTATGTCGTGAACTCGAAAGAGATTTACCCACATACTCGGTCAAGGATACGCCAGAGACCCTAGAGTCTGGTGCTAAATTTATAGATGTTTTCTATGCAGTATGTGGAGAACAATTGGTAAACAAAGATTAATCAAAATACAGGTAACACAACACCATGGCAATTCCAACCTCACGGGCAACACTTGTCGATTACTGTCTTCGTAATCTTGGTGAACCTGTACTCGAAGTAAACGTATCCGAAGAGCAGATTGATGATCGTGTAGACGAGGCTCTTCAATTCTTTCAACAATACCATTCGGATGCAGTGTATCCAGTATTTCATAAGCATCAGGTCACGCAAGAGGACATGGACAGACAGTATATCGATGTGCCTGATTCGATTACTGCAGTACTCAGAATGTTTTCAATTGCCGAACACGGTGTGTCCTCGGGCATGTTCTCGGCAAAGTATCAACTATTCTTGAATGATATATTTGATCTACGTTTTGCAGGATCTATATCAAACTATGTACAGACGATGACATATCTAAATACGCTTGATATGATATTCAATGGCGAGCCTCAGATTAGATATAACCATCACATGAATCGATTATATGTCGATACCGATTGGGGTACGTCTATTCTGGTTGGTGACTGGATTATTGTCGAGGCATATCGAATCGTTGACCCGAATCAGTTTAGTAAGATATACAATGACTTGTTTCTGAAACGGTATGTGACTGCGCTGATCAAGAGGAATTGGGGTCAGAATTTAAGTAAATTTAGTGGAATGCAATTGCCTGGCGGTGTTACTATTAATGCTCGAGAAATTATAGATGAGGCGAATGCCGAAATAATAAAAGTCGAAGAAGAAATGCAATTGAAGTATGAGGATCCACCACTTTTTTACGTGGGTTAAAATATAATGCCAACAAATGTTTTCTTTTCTCCAAATGTACGAACTGAACAAAATCTTTACGAAGACTTGATCATCGAGTCTCTGAAGTTGTATGGTCAGGACGTGTATTATATACCACGCGAAACAATCACGCCCGATGAGATTCTGAACGAAGAATACTCTAAGTATGCACGAGCCTACATGGTAGAGATGTATATTTCTAATGTAGATGGTTTTGGTGGCGAAGGAGATCTATACACTAAGTTCGGACTCGAGATCCGTGATCAGGCGTCCTTCATTGTTTCGCGTCGTCAGTTCTCTCGCTTAGTAAGCATTGATGATAATGCCATTCGAGAAGAGCGACCTCGAGAAGGTGACTTGATATACTTACCCTTGTCAAAGGGATTGTTTGAAATTAAATTCGTCGAACACGAATCGCCTTTCTATCAGTTGTCTAAGTTACCTACCTATGAAATGCAATGTGAACTGTATGAGTACTCGGCAGAGAAATTCGACACAGGGATTGGCGCATTAGACTACTATGAGACCGCGTATGGGCCTCAGTCAGTCATACAAATAAGGGGTGGGACTTCTGGATTCTCTATAGGTGAAAAGGTTCAACAATTATTATTTGATGATGTCGAAGTCTCAGGAGAAGTTTCCGACTTTACGCCTACGACTCCATTCGATTCAGTACCTAGAGTGGCAGACATTACCATAACCAATATCATAGCATCCGATGGATCCCTTAGATCATTTGAAAAAGATGGTCTACTTCTACGTATAGATTCTATTAATGATTCTGATTGGGTCATCTCAAATGTATATGACATAAACGATGAGGGTAAATTTATTCCTCAGGAACCTCTGGCTCAGAACTCTGCATTCGAAAATCGTGGGGATGACATAATCGATTTCAGTGAAAATAATCCGTTTGGTGATTCAAGCGCCCCCTAAAGGAAATTAACATGTTTGGAAATTATTTTTATCATGAACACATTAAGAGAACCGTCGCAGTGTTCGGGACGCTATTCAATAACTTGAAGGTAGTGAAACGTGACTCGACAGGAAAGATAATTTCTACGATTAAGGTTCCGTTATCATATGGACCAAGACAGAAGTTTCTTGCCCGTATTGCAGACGAAGCAAACCTTAACGATCCTAAGCTGGCAATTAGACTTCCGAGAATGTCTTTTGAAATTGTGTCTTTGACATATGACACGGGTACGAAGCTACAGAAAGGACTTACCTCTAAAACTCCTTCCCCTTCTTCTAATCCACTTCAACGCCAATCGATACTTTATCCTACTACCTATAAAATTGCAATACAGTTGAACATCATGTCAAAGACTCAAGATGATGCCCTTCAATTAATAGAGCAGATTATACCACACTTTCAACCAGATTATACGGTGACCGTAAAGGAAGTTGATAATAATTTTCTAGGAGATATTCCATTTGTGATACAGGCTATCACTATGACAGACGACTACGAGGGAGACTTTAATTCTAGAAGGGCAATTATCTATACCCTTGAATTCGAAACCCGTGTTCGGTTTTATGGGCCCCTCTCTTCACGAAATGTAATCAAGACCTCTGAAGTGACTCTATCAAACCCAGACATGCAAAGGGAAGGGGTTCCTTATTCTAATCTAGAATTTACGGTAACGCCAAAGAATGCGACCAAAGACGAAGAGTATGAAATTGTCGGAAACTATAACATTTTTGATTCGTCCGACGAAGTCAAATTAAAGTACTCCAATCGGGTGGGTGGATCCTTTGTGGTCGGTGATTACCTACGTGGTCTCACCTCGATGAGTTCAGGAAAAATAACAGAGGTCACTAATAAATATATTGTAGTAGCATTTCCTGACTCTGCATATGATATTGGTGAGACTATATCAAACACCGATGACGAAGTGAGTGCCAAAATAGATTCAATCGAACCCCTATATAGAACTTATTAAGAGTGAAAATAATATGAATGACGATGACGATGACGAAAAGTATTCTACCGAGGATCAGACTAATGATGACTTTGTTTTTTCGCGGGACAAGTATTATAAATTAGCCGAAAGTGGTCAAGAGGCAATTGATTTGATGTTGAATCTTGCCCGTGAATCCGAGGCACCCAGAGCCTTTGAGGTTCTTGCGACACTGATAAAAAGTAATGCCGAAATTGTAGATAGGCTAATGGATCTACAAAAAAAGAAAAAGGATATTCTAAAAAAAGAAACCACTAGCATAGCCACGGTTCCTAAAATAGAGAACGCTCCTTCGGGCAGTGGTGGCATAACCAATAACAATTTGTTTGTAGGTTCTACTCAAGAACTATCTAAGATGATAGAAGAAAGGAAAGAGGCTTTAAGAAACAAACAAAATACAATAGAAGAAGATGAAGACTGAATTAAATAATTACTTTGGTAATGCAAACTTAAAGGGAGCCAATGTAACAATTGATTGGACTCCTGAGATGGTGTCCGAATGGATAAAATGTAAAAACGATCCTATGTATTTTGGTAGAAACTATATCAAAATTATTAGTGTCGACGGTGGCTTAGTTACAATTGATCCGTATGACTATCAGGAAGAGATCGTTCGTAAATTTGAAAAGTCCAGAAAACTTGTTGTCGTAGCATCTAGGCAGTGTGGCAAAACGACTACTGCGACTCTTATTGTCCTTCATTATATACTTTTCAATTCATACAAGCGCGTAGCTCTGTTAGCAAATAAACGTGATTCGGCAATGGACATTTTAGATCGAATTCAAATTGCATTCGAAGGCTTACCCTATTGGTTACAACAAGGTGTGGTGAGTTGGAATAAACAATCTGTGGAGTTGGAGAACGGATCTCGAGTCATCGCGGCGGCAACATCATCAAGTGCAATTCGAGGAAAAAGTATAAACCTTTTATATCTCGACGAAACCGCATTTATCGATAATTGGAACGAGTTCTCTGCTTCGGTTCTGCCTACTATTTCTTCGGGCAAGACCACAAAACTGTTGTACACTTCTACCCCTAACGGATTAAATCACTTCTATAAAACCGTGATGGGAGCAAAAGATAAATCTAACGGGTTTGAGTTAGTCGAGGTGCCTTGGTATAAAGTTCCTGGGAGGGACGAGGCATGGAAAAAAACCACTATGGGCGACATCGATAACGACGCTCAGAAATTTGAACAAGAATATTCTTGTGTAACGGGTGATACAATTGTAACTGTTAAAGATAAATCGACTGGTGAAATTAAAAATATAACTATTGAAGAGTTGTATGTTAATAATTATGAAATTTTAACACATGAAGGATTTAAACCGTTTGATGGAATTAAACGGAGTCTATCTAATTCTCTAGTGTTTATCGAAACAACATCAGGGAAAAAATTAAAATGCACAAGTGACCATTTAATTTGCATTGGCAACGAATACGTTACGGCTGATAGTTTAGCTGTTAGCGACACCATACTCACTAAAGATGGTGTAGAAAGTATAAAAATTAAAAAATGTGTCAATGAAAAACAATATGTATATGATGTACTAGAAGTTAAAGATACTAATTCGTATTATACCAATGACATAATAAGTCACAACTGTGAGTTTCAAGGCTCTTCGGGTACCCTTATCTCTGGATCAAAACTAAAAGAACTCGTGCCCCTTGATCCTATTGTATCTAAAGATAGCATGTCGATGTATGTGAAATACGAAAAAGAACATCAGTATGTGTGTATCTGTGACGTGTCACGTGGAAAGGGTCTCGACTACTCGGCATTTTCTATCATAGACATTACCCAAATGCCATACAAGCAAGTTCTCACGTTCAAAGATAATATGATAACCCCTACCGAGTATGCAGAAACTATTTTTCGTACTTGCAAATTGTATGGTGAATGTGTTGTGTTAGTAGAGATCAACGATATTGGTCAACAAGTATCAGACACTTTACACGACACATATGAATACGAAAATATTCTATATACCGAAAGCGCAGGTCGATCAGGAAAACGTATATCAAGTGGGTTTGGGAAAGGCGCAGACTCTGGCATAAGAACAACCAAAACGGTTAAGGCGGTTGGTTGTAACATGTTGAAGTTAATGATCGAACAAAATCAATTGATCGTAAACGACATACAAACAATCGAAGAGTTATCCAGATTTTCACGTAAAGGACTTTCTTTCGAAGCCGAGTCGGGTTGCAATGATGACCTTGTTATGACACTAGTATTATTTGGGTGGTTGTCGGATCAACAATACTTTAAAGACCTAACCAATATCAACACCTTGGCGAACCTTCGAGAAAAGTCCGAGGATGATTTGATGAGCGAGTTAACTCCGTTTGGTGTTTTGGATGATGGGCTTAAAGAAGAAGTGATATATGAGGGTCGTGAAATGTGGACGGTGGTACCTTCTTCGGGTGAATTGTACTGATAAATTCCGATATTTATAAATATAAGCATGAGAATCAAAGAATGATTCATGTCCGTATTATGGAATTTAATCTTATTACACTTTGACTAAGGAAAAGAACATGTCAGGATTTCAAGTATCCCCAGGTGTCGAGGTTAACGAAAGAGATTTAACCAACGTAGTTCCCGCAGTTTCGAGTTCTATTGGTGGCATCTCAGGCGCATTCGCTTGGGGCCCCGTCGAAGAGATCGTTAATGTAGGATCAGAAAAAGAATTGGTTGCTCGTTTCGGAAAACCCACAGACACTACCTATAAGTATTTCATGCCAGCCGCGCAATTCTTATTGTACACCAACGCGCTCAAGGTAGTCAGAACCAATAACGCAGGGCTTAAGAACGCGGCGGCGGGTGGAGAAGGAATTTTAGTTAAAAATTCAGACACCTACCCAAACACCACATTCGCTCAAGATAGCTACGGTGAAGGGTTTGAGTTTGTTGCAAAATACCCAGGCGCATTAGGCAATAGCCTCAAGGTTATCGTTTGTACAAATGAAGCCGCATTCGATTCAACCACATTCGCCCCCTTTAAAGGTCTGTTTGACTTTGCCCCAGATATGTCAACCTATGCGAAAGAACGTGGTTTGGTTTTAAATGGTACAAAAGACAATGGCGACGAAATGCATATTGTTGTCTTGGATTCGGACGGATCTTGGACTGGAAGTGTAAACACTGTTCTAGAAACTTTTCAAGGTGTATCACAAGCCTCAGACGCACGTCGTGACGATGGCGCCTCGAACTACTATGTCGACATATTGAATCGCGAATCTAAGTATGTTTGGTTCGGTCTTCATGACGACGAGTTAGAGCTTGCAGGAGAACCTGTATCAGACGCTCCAAGTGGTTACCTCACGATTGATACTATCACAACCTATCAGTTTGGTGGTGGTTCGAGTGGAACATCAGAAACGCCTACGATTGGTGAGCTTGCAGATGCATATGATTTGTTTGGTGATGCCGAAACCACAGACGTAAACTTTTTAATTGGTGCTGAGGTTTCAGGAGCTGACGCAGTCGCACACGCAGTAACTTTAATTGCCATCGCTGAATCACGCAAGGATGTCCTTGCATTTGTTTCACCACATATCTCGGCAACCGTAAACAACGTAGACGCAAGAGCTAATGTTATCGATTGGGCTAATCCTATCACATCAAGTTCGTATGGTGTATTCGATTCGACCGCTCTGTACGTGTACGACAAATATAACGACAAGTATCGTTGGATTGTTGCATCGGGTGGTACTGCTGGTCTTTGTGCCTATACGGATTCGATCGCAGATCCATGGGTGTCACCTTCTGGCTTTAATCGTGGTCAGTATCGTGGCGTCACAAAGATTGCATTCAATCCAAAGAAAGCAGACCGTGATGAGTTGTACAAGGCTAGGGTCAATCCTATTGTAGCATTCCCAGGGGAGGGCATTGTTCTCTACGGTGACAAGACTGCATTGAAAAAGCCTTCGGCATTCGATCGCATCAACGTTCGTAGATTGTTTATTACTCTCGAGAAACGTGTTGCCGTTGCCGCTAAGTTTCAGTTGTTTGAATTTAACGATGAGTTCTCTCGCGCTCAATTTAAAAACTTAGTAGAACCTTTCTTACGTGATGTACAAGGGCGTAGAGGCGTTACCGATTTTGCAGTTATTTGTGATGAAACCAATAACACTGGTGAAGTCATCGACACTAACCGATTTGTTGCCGATATTTACGTTAAACCAACCCGATCAATTAATTTCATTACTCTAAACTTCATCGCTACGCGAAGTGGTATTGAGTTTTCTGAAATTGTAGGTTAATAAGGAGATATAGAAATGGCGATTTTAGGCGTAGATGACTTTAAAGCAAAACTAACGGGTGGTGGTGCTCGTTCCAACTTATTCAAAGTGACGGTTGGCTTTCCTAGCTATGCGGCAGGTAATACAGAGTTAACCTCATTCATGTGTAAGTCGGCTCAGTTACCAGCCTCTACTGTTGCACCAATCGTGATCCCTTTCCGTGGACGTCAAGTCTACGTGGCAGGTGATCGTACCTTTGAACCTGCAACAATAACCGTTATAAATGACACAAACTTCGCGGTGCGTAATGCATTTGAACGTTGGTCAAATGGTATCAACCGAAACCGTGCTAATACTGGTTTTACTAACCCTGCAGACTATATGCAAGAAGTGACCATCGAACAGCTTGATAAATCTGGTGTGGTTATTAAATCATATTTTTTAAGTGGTTGTTTTCCTACCGAAATAAGCGCGATAGAAGTGTCATATGACAACGAAAACGCGATCGAAGAGTTTACGGTTACCATGCAAATCCAATACTGGACTTCAGGTACAACCCCTGACACTTTGAATAGATAGATAGTATAAACACGTGTGAGGTAAATAAAGCCTCACACGTAACTATCTTAGGAGCTATATTTAATGATTGAAAATAATAATAACGGTGAAAATGGTAATGGTGCATTTTCTTTTTTTGGTTTTGAAATTAAAAGAAAATCAGACGAAAAAGAAAACTCTAAAAAACTATCTTTCGTTGTTCCTACATCAGAGGATGGTGAAGGTTACTTAGTTAATGCGGGTGGACATTTTGGCTCTTACATCGATATGGAGGGTGCGGCTTCGAGAACGGAGCGCGACCTAATTTTAAAATATCGAGACATCGCACAACAACCCGAATGTGATTCGGCTATTGAAGATATTGTAAATGAGTCTATTGTATCAGACGAAGAATCATATCCTCTGTCTTTAATTCTTGACGACCTTAAACAACCCGAACGCATTAAAGAAATGATGCGAGACGAGTTTGAGTATATCATGGAGTTGCTAAACTTTAATTGGTTTGGTCATGACATATACCGACGTTGGTACATCGATGGTCGTTTGCATTACCACAAAATTATTGACGAGAAGAATCCCAAAAGAGGACTTCTTGAATTACGAGCAATCGACTCGACAAAAATAAGAAAAGTAAGAGAAGTAAGGGAAGAGAGAGATCCAAAGACTGGGATTAAATTAATCAAGTCCATAAACGAATACTATGTCTACCAATCAGATGTAATGTCAAAAGGCAACCAAGGAATTAAGATTGCCAAAGATTCTATTTGTTATGTGACTAGTGGTGTACTCGATCCATCAAGAAAAAGAGTACTCTCATACCTACACAAGGCGTTAAAGACCGTAAATCAATTACGCATGATGGAAGACTCTTTGGTCATCTATCGTATGGCTCGTGCTCCAGAAAGACGAGTGTTCTATATTGACGTAGGAAATTTACCAAAGACCAAGGCAGAAGAGTACCTTCGAAATGTCATGGCAAAGTATCGTAACAAAATGGTCTACGATGCTAGTACTGGTGAAATGAAAGATGATCGTAAACACATGTCAATGCTCGAAGACTTCTGGTTACCACGAAGAGAAGGTGGTCGAGGTACAGAAATTACTACCCTAGGTGGTGGTGATAACCTAGGTCAAATTGAAGACATCGTATATTTTCAAAAGAAATTATATCGATCAATGAACGTGCCACCTAATCGTTTAGAACAAGAGGCCCAATTCAGTCTTGGTCGTTCGTCAGAGATAAGTCGTGAAGAATTAAAGTTTCATAAATTCATTGCTCGTCTTCGTAAAAAGTTCTCGACTCTTTTCATGGATCTACTAAGGACTCAATTAGTTCTTAAGGGTATTTTCACTGATGAAGAATGGGAAGACATCCGACAAAATGTTTCTATTGACTATCTAGAAGACAACCACTTCACAGAATTAAAAGAAGCCGAGATTTTTAGGGATCGTGTCGCCACGCTACGTGAAGTTGATGAATATGTGGGCAAGTACTTTTCGATTGAATGGATACGCCACAACGTACTTCATCAAACCGAAGAGGACGTCAAAATTATAGACAAGGCAATGGAAGCCGAAAAGAAGGCGGGTATGTATGGGTTTGAGGATGAAGACCCTGAGCAACAACAACAACAGGCGCCTCAAAAATAGTAATCAAGTGATATGAAATCACATTTTTTATAAATATATTAAAGGAACATTTATGTCAACAATTAACGATATTATTGTATCACTCGCTCATGACGAATTAGTAGACGCAAACTCTGCCTTTCAGTCAATCATGAAAGATAAGACTTCACAATTTTTAGATGATGCAAAAATAGATATTGCCAATAGCGCTTTGTATGGCGAAGACTCTGACGAAGATGATGACGAGTACGAAGATGATTATGAAGGTGAGTACGAAGACGACGAAGAAGACGACGAAGAAGACGAAACCGATGATTAAATTTAACGAATTTAGAAAAACGTTAAGTGAAGCTAAATCTGATTCGGATAAGAGTTCATTTAGGGTAGGGAAGTATAAAGCACTTATCAAAAAAGAAAATAATAAATTTGTTGCCTATATTGACGGTGATCGCTTTGAAGCCTTTAAGACTGAAGCCGAAGCCAAAAAAGGTTTAACAGATTTTGTGGACATGTTAGGTAAAACAAAATGACAAGAAAATATAGACCTATATCTCAAGAAGTACCATCGCCAACTACTTTGGCTAATGCTACTACCGTTTCGGATGCCAATGTTGTTCGTGTCATAAACACTGCCCCTACTACTACATACCTAATGACCTTACTAGATGCGTCTAATTCGGTGGTTGGTACGATGACTTTGGGTGGTGGTGAAATCGCCTTGTTAGATAAGCCAAAAACATATAAGGTGTTTTGCGCGAACGCCTCAGTAAAGTTAACCTCAGTGAGTTACCCAGCATGAAATTAATCACAGAAAACATCGAAGAAGTAAGGTATGTCATTCAAGAAGACAAGGCTACTGGAAAAAAGAAAAGCATAATCGAAGGCGTGTTTATGCAAGCCGAACAGAAAAACCGTAATAATAGGATCTACTCTAAGCCTATTCTAGAAAACGCAGTTAAACGATACAGTACCGAACAGGTTGCCAAGAATCGCGCGGTAGGCGAACTCAATCACCCAGACACCCCAACAATCAACCTTGATAAAGTCTCTCACCGAATCACAGAATTGAGATGGGAAGGAAACGATGTAATGGGTAAGGCAATCATCCTCGATACTCCTATGGGAAGAATCGCCAGAGGACTCATGGAAGGCGGAGTTCAATTAGGTGTTTCTAGTAGAGGCATGGGCTCTATCGAGCAACGTGGTGGAATCTCTTATGTTAAGCCTGATTTTATGTTGGCAACAGTTGACATTGTTCAAGATCCGTCTTGTGTCGATGCAATGGTTGACGGAATATTAGAAGGCGTTGAATGGGGTCGTGATGAAAGTGGAAACTACTATCGCATTCAAGAATATAAAGAGACCGTAAAAAAATCTTATCGTAATAGTATATCAGAAGAAGAAAGAACCAATATCCAGATTAAGGCATTTAAAAAATTATTTAGTTAAAAACTCGTTTTTTATAAATAATAGGAATGCAAGAATTGTGTATTAATTTACACATCAATATTTTATGGGATGCTTGATCTCAATGATCGAGTCTTTGATTTGTATGAGACAGAAATTTCATTTCCTCTCGAAACTTTAACACATAATAGGGAGTAGTAATTCATGGATCAAAAACATGAGGATCTCCAAGATGATCTCGAAGAGGAAATCTATGAGGATTCAACAGAAGAGTTAGATGAGGATAGCATGGAAGAGGGTCACGATCCTCAGAATGCACCACATCAATCAGTAAAATCAGTGGAAGCCGCAAGTGGTAAAACAAAGCGTCAACCACTTCGCAGAGGTGACAAACAAAATTCATATCCTATGCATAAAGTTGGAACCAAAGCAAAAGAAGCAATCATGGCTAAAGAAGGTATCGAAGGTGTGTTTGGTGAAGACCTTACAGCCCTAGTCGAATCTGAAGCAACATTGTCTGAAGGTTTTAAAGAGAAAGCCGAGATCATTTTCGAAGCCGCTCTTACCTCAAAGCTCAATGAACATGTCGAACGCTTAGAAGACCAATACCAAATGCAACTCGAAGAAGAAGTCGAGACATTTCAAGGACAATTAGTCGAAAAGGTTAATACCTATTTGGATTATGTTGTTGCTACATGGGCAGAAGAGAATAGGTTAGCAATTGAAAACGGTCTTCGTACCGAAATTGCCGAGTCGTTCATGAATTCACTCCATAGCGTTTTCACAGAGCACTACATTCAAGTACCCGAAGAGAAAGTTGACCTTGTTGACGGTTTAGCCGACAAAGTCGAAGAACTCGAAGAAAGCTTGAATCGTGTGGTTCAACAAAACATTGAATTGACTGAGTCAGTTAAGGACTATGAGCGTAATTTAGTTATCGCCGAAGCGACAAAAGATTTATCTGAGTCACAAGCCGAAAAATTAAAATCACTCTCAGAAGACGTAGCGTTTGAGACTTTAGAAAAATTCGAAGACAAAGTCAGTACTATCAAAGAATCTTACTTCAAAAAGAGTAAGGTTAGAGTACGTAGTGGTGAAGATCAACTCATTGATGAATCTGCCGATGTGGTGGAACTCAGTCCAATGATGGAACGTTACCTCAACGCACTTAAAAAATAATTCCTAGGAGAATAATAAAAATGTTTAATGCAGAAAATTTAATCGAAAAATGGTCGCCCGTTCTGAATGCAGAAGAAGCACCAGCAATCGGTAATAAGTACAAGAAGGCTGTTATTGCCAAGATTCTTGAGAACACAGAAGCCGCTCTTGCGGAAGAACGTGGTCAACAGATGTATTTGTCAGAAGCCGCTCCAACCAACTCAACTGGTGGCGCTATCAGTAATTGGGATCCAATCTTAATTTCTTTGGTTCGTCGTGCAATGCCTAACTTGATGGCATACGACGTTGCATCAGTTCAGCCTATGTCGGGCCCAACTGGTTTAATCTTTGCAATGAAGTCACGTTACAAAGACAACGCCAACCGCTTAAACTCTACCGAAGCATTGTACGGTGAAGCTAAGACAGACTTTAGCTCAAGCTCATTCAACGGTACCTCACAGAACCGTAAAAGCGGTACTCATGGTGGTAACTCTTCGTCATTGCCAGGAACCGACGACGTTCCTTCAGGTGGTGATGATATTGATGACTTGTTTGGTTTTGGTGGTGGTATGTCAACCGCCGAATCAGAAGCCTTAGGCGACGCATCAAATAACGAGTTCGCTGAAATGTCATTCACGATCGAACGCGCAACTGTTACCGCTCGTTCACGTGCTTTGAAGTCAGAGTACACGATGGAAATGGCTCAAGACTTAAAGGCAGTTCATGGTCTCGAGGCAGAATCAGAGTTGGCTAACATCATGACAGCCGAACTCTTATTCGAAATCAACCGCGAATTGATCCGTACAATTAACTCACGAGCCAAACTTGGTTCACAACAAACTGATTTAGCTACCCCAGGCATTTTTGACTTAGACGTCGATGCCGATGGTCGTTGGTCAGGTGAGAAGTACAAAGGTCTCTTGGTTCAGTTGTCACGCGAAGCTAACGTAATTGCTCGTGAAACACGTCGTGGTAAGGGTAACTTCATTATCTGTTCTTCAGACGTTGCTACAGCACTTCAGGCAACTGGCTTGTTGGACTACGCTCCTGCATTAGCCGCTAACGCCAACTTGACTGTTGACGACACTGCAAACACCTTTGCTGGTGTATTACGTGGTGGTATGAAGGTTTATGTTGATCCATATGCAACTGTTAACTATGTTACTGTTGGTTACCGTGGTGCGACCGCCTATGATGCAGGTATGTTCTACTGCCCATACGTGCCTCTCACAATGGTTCGTGCAGTTGGTGAGAATACTTTCCAACCAAAAATTGGTTTCAAAACTCGCTACGGCATGGTTGCGAACCCATTTGTTGGTGCTACTCCTGGTAACGATATTGGTGCAATTCGTGGCAACCAATACTACCGTATTTTCAAAGTAGAAAACATCTTGGGCGAAGGCGTATAAGCCAACGTCACAGATATAATCTGTAACATGTACTAAATAAAGGGAGACTTCGGTCTCCCTTTTTGTATAGGTGAAAATGGAATAATGAGAAATTTAATAAATTGATCGACCTAATAACTTATTAATATTTAAACCATAGTCTTCGGCTCTAGAACCTGCCGCACTTTCTGCTACGACTATTAAAATTTCCCAATAGGCTTCGTCGTACCGTGTTAATTTATACTCATCATGAACTGCTTGAGCATTTTCCAGATCAACACCCTCATCAGATAAATACATACTAGGACTAGTTGTTAGCTCAAGCGCTTCGAGCTCTTTCATAAAATTGTAGTATTTGACTTTATTTACCAACATTTTGTTTCCTTTGGATTTTTTTTATTTACTATACAGTGATTATACCACAAATCCCTAGGCTTTGTTATTTATATACTTCTTCTTCGTCTTCTGAAAAGTATTCGTATAAAGACTCTGTTGCCACATCAAGTAAATGCTTACGTAATTCGTCGACTTGAGCTTGAGTACAACCTGATCACTTAAACATCTCTAATTCCGAAAAGCTGAATTTAATTTCCATTTCCTGCTCCTAGTGTGTTAGTGTTATTAAATTTGTGATAGTTGAATGTCAAAAGAGTGACGCTTCATTTTAATGTCATACAAATGAACACTGGTTACAATACCAACAGATTTTCCCATTTGATCCAAAGCAAAAAACAATGCTGTGTTTTGTAGCAAAGAATCACCACTGCATTGTTTTTTCAATGCGGCGCGAGTTGTATAAAAAGTAATTCCGTTTACAATGGCACGAATTTTCATTTTTTATCCTAGTATGTTAGTGTACGTTTAATACGGTCTCATTTATTTTTCTTGCGTGATCTTCGAACTCTACTATTGCCAAAATAGCTCTATATACTTCTTTATCAGAAGCCTTGGATCCTAAATCAAAGACCTTAGCCATAATTGGAACATCTAAGTTCACTTTTCTACCAACATCGGTATATCCATTAACAGTATCCGAAGCGTCGTACATAACGCTACATGCATCACGATAAAGAGGAAAGTGATTATATTTTAATGCCCATGCCGCGAACACTGCTGAACCGTTATAAACAATTTTCCAATCATTCAATGTATTCATCTCATTTCCCTTCGTGCTTGTTGTTCGGTATACAGTAATTGTACCCTAGTTTTACAAAAAAGTGAAGGGGTTTGATGTTTATTTTTTGTATAAATAACAAATAATACTTTCGACGGAATTCTGTAATGATATATAAAAATAGTGTGGACTTCAATAAACCCGACCCTCTAAAGCCGAACGCATCCTTTGCGCTCCCTGCTAACTTCAGACTGATCATAGATGGGCAGAAATACCAGAATGCCATGTTCTCGGTACAAAGGGTGGCTTTGCCCACTATCTCTGCCCAACCCGCCCCCAACAACCTACCTCAAAGGAACATTGGGTTTACGCCAGATAAACTGACCTATGAGGATTTAGAGATATCATTTTTAATCGACGAAAATTTTACGAACTATCGAGAGATACACGATTGGATCTATGGACTTGTTAACGAAAACGACGAGCCAGCCATACCAAAATATAGGGACATAACTCTAGTAGGTCTGAGTTCACACAACAACCCAATCGTAGAATTTAAATTTGTCAATACCTTTCCTATATCTTTGTCGTCACTTCAGTTCGACTCGACCTCCTCGGACGCTGAATACCTAATCGGTAATGTGACCTTTCACTACTCTTATTTCAGGATAACATAATGGATCGCATGTTTTTAGTACAATCACTCAGTAGTATTTTAGCTACGACATACACCTTTCAACTAAAGGCACATAAGTATCATTGGAATGTCGAAGGATCTGATTTTCTGGTGTACCATAAATTTTTTGGCAAAATTTACACAGAGGCTCATGATGCAACGGATTTGATTGCCGAGAGTATACGAACGCTCGATGCGTTGGCTCCAGGCTCCCTTGATGAGTTCAACACCCTATCGGCAATTAGTTGTGACACCGAACCAACCGTTTCTTCGAGTACAATGCTAAATAACCTTGAAGAAGACAATTTGACAATTATCGAATTGTTAAAGGTCGGTATCATGAAATCACAAGAATTACATTATGAAGATGTCGCAGATCTACTGATAACCCGACTAGCCGTACACGAAAAACATAAGTGGATGTTTAGATCCATGAGAAGTTAATTATTTGAGAAGGAATTAAATTATGATAAAACTTGATGATGTGTTAGAGATGTGGAAAAAGGACTCAGTGATTGACGATATAAACATAGACAAGTCTTCTATCGAGTCAGCCAAGCTTCACTCTAAGTACCTTGAAATTTTGACTATATATAAGTTACATGTAAAGAAAAAGGAAATGGAGTTCAAGGTTCTCTTGAAAGATAAATGGCTTTGGTACAACAACAAAATGACCAAAGCCGAGATCGATGAACGTGGTTGGGACTACGACCCTACATCAGGGTTGAAGTTATTGAAAGGAGACATGGAATATTTTTACAATTCTGATCCCCACATTCAACGCGCTCAATCTCATATTGATTACTTAAAGACTACCGTAGACGCCGTTTCCGAAATTTTAGAAAACATAAAGTGGCGCCACCAAAATATTAAAAATATAATTTCGTGGAGACAGTTTACCTCTGGGATGTAGAGACTTGTGGACATTATAAAAGTACGTAAAAAGAATCATGCATATTTGCATGTAGAGTCGTCACCTTCGGTCATGAACGAGTTGACCGACTTTTTTACGTTCTATGTCCCGGGGTATAAATTCACACCCAACTATAAGAACAAAATCTGGGATGGAAAAATATATCTCTATAACTCTAGAAGTCGTGAACTTTACACTGGTCTTTTTAAGTACCTCGAAGAGTTTGCTTACGCCAAGGGTAGAGACTACAAAATAGAGCTTGAGCACGACTCATATTATGGTTACCCAAATTCTTGTGAAACCGAAATTGATATGGACTTTATTAATGGTCTTATCATTACATCAAACGGTGAAAAGATAGTTCCTAGAGACTATCAGTTACAAGCCGTACAGCACGGTTTAATGAACCGCCAAGGGGTTCTTGTTTCACCTACAGGTTCGGGTAAGTCTCTCATCATTTACCTATTGATTCGTCATTACCTAAAGACTCACAATAAAAAGATTTTGATTGTCGTACCCTCTACCTCTTTGGTTCAACAGATGTATGGAGACTTTAAAGATTATTCATCATTGGATGAGTCTTTTGATGCCGACGAATCGTGTCACCTGATTTACGCTGGAAAAGAAAAACATAAAATAGATAAAAATATTGTCATCACTACATGGCAATCAATCTACCAGATGCAACCAAAATGGTTTTTACAGTTTGGTGCAGTGTTTGGGGACGAGTGCCACCTTTTCAAAGCTAAGTCACTAATCACTATTTTGACTAATCTAAAAGATGCCTCATATCGATTTGGTACTACGGGTACGCTTTCTGGGGCGCTCACACATCAATTGGTTCTTGAAGGAATCTTTGGCCCTGCTCACTATGTCACGACAACAAAAAATTTGATGGATTCAGGAGATCTTGCAAGCCTAAAAATTAATATTTTGTTACTCAAGTATGAACCAAAACATTGCATAGATATGAAGAAGGCAAAATATCAATCAGAGATCAATTTCATCGTACAACACGAGCCCCGTAATAGGTTCATAACAAACCTTGCCCTAGACCTAGATGGGAATACATTAGTACTATTTCAGTATGTCGAAAAACAGGGTAAGCCCTTGTTTAAACTTATATCGGAAAAGGCACATGAAAGAAGAAAAGTGTTTTATGTATCAGGCGAGACCCCTGTGGATGATAGAGAGGCGGTTAGGGGTATTGTTGAACAGGAGAAGAATTCTATTATCGTTGCATCATCGGGTGTGTTCTCGGCAGGTGTAAACATTAGGAATGTACACAACATTATTTTTGCATCACCTTCAAAATCTCAAATCAAAGTTCTTCAATCTATTGGGCGTGGACTTCGAAAGTCAGACAACGGAAAAGAAACAGTACTATATGATATAGCCGACGACCTACACCACTTATCCTACAAGAACCACACACTGAAACACTCTGGAGAAAGAATCAAAATATACTCTCGAGAAAAGTTTATATATAAGATATATGAGATAGAACTTAAATAGGATATAAAAATGGATGAATTAGATGATGTAGACATTAGACAATTTAAATTGTCTTCTGGAGATGAAATTGTTGGAATGGTAAAAGCAGATGACCCAACATCAGTTACGGTCATGCAACCCTTAAAGTTAAACTCTTCAAATGATGAAGATTTTACTTCGTATTCTTTTGTAGAATGGATACCCCTTAGCAAAGAACCTATCTGTGCTATTTCAAAGCTACACATCATAACTTTTGTAGAGTGCAACAACTTTATAAAAGAAAAGTATGTACGTATGTTCACTGATGAAAATGGTCGCACTTCTGTAGAAGACTTTATTGATCTTGATGCTAAGTGCAGTGACTCTGACTTTGATGATGAATATGACTTTGACTCTATCGAACCACCCACTAGCAAAGCTAAGTTACATTAACTTGTGTCCTATACTCTACCCCCGGCCACCGTAGATAGAGTTTATAGTAAAAATGAGGAGTTGTCAATACTTATTTTAAATTTATTTGATATTTTAAAATTATCATATTTGTGTTATAATTATGCAACATTTGAGGGGAAGAAAAATTTTATATGTCACACGAAGAAAAAACAAAAACAGAGTTAACTAAGGCAAAGGATAGCCCAAATTACGTCAACAATAAAGAGTTTGTTAGCGCAGTGGTGGAATATGTCGCCAAAGTCAATCAGGCAAAGAAAGACGAAAAGCCTATACCAATCGTTCCAGATTACCTAGCAATATGCTTTTTAAAGATCTCTGAGGGGCTATCCCACAAGCATAACTTCATCAGGTATACCTATAGAGAAGAAATGGTAATGGATGGTGTAGAGACGTGTCTGAAGGGTATTACGATGTACGACATCAATGCTAAGACTCGAACAGGTTCGCCTAATGCCTTTGGCTATTTTACCCAGATTTGCTTCTGGTCGTTCCTTCGAAGAATCGCAAAAGAGAAGAAGCAACAAGACATCAAAATGAAGTTCATGTCCGAGTGTTTTATCGAAGACTTAGTTCAATTTGACGATCTGGACGATTTTGACTACAATGCCAACAAACCATTTTTAGATCACCTCTTAGAGCGCATTAATCAAGTAAAAAATCATGACACTCAAATTAAAGAGTTTGGTAAAAAAATAAAAAAGAGTAAAAAGGAGATACCTCTTTCGATCCTTCAATTGTTTATGGAATAATTATATTATGAAAATAGCGATTCTCAACGACACCCATTGTGGTGTTCGTAAGTCTGCAGATACGTTTATTAAATATCAGGAAAGGTTCTACACCGAGATCTTTTTTCCTTATTTAAAAAAATACAGGATCAAACATATCTTGCATCTTGGTGATTACTATGACGATAGAAAGTCTTTAAACATCAAAGCGACCCGAGAGAATCGCAAACATTTTCTGGACGTGTTGATAAAAGACAAAATCAAGATGGATGTCATTTTGGGTAATCATGACGTTTTTTACAAGAACACTAACGCAGTGAATTCTATTACTGAACTATTAAACTTTTATCCTGATAACATTAGAATCATTGAAGAGCCTACGGTAGTGGAATATGAATCTCTAAAGATGGCTCTTATACCGTGGATAAACAATCAAAACTATCATGAGACTCTAAAATTCATTGACTCGTGTGGCACAGATTGGATGGCAGGACATTTTGAGTTTAGTGGCTTTGAAATGTCAAAGGGAAACATGAACCATCATGGTATGGAAGTGACCCCGTCATTTTCTAGATTTGAGTCCATTCTTTCTGGGCACTTTCATACTAAGTCTTCGAAGGGGAACATTCACTACCTCGGTGCTCAAATGGAATTTACTCAGATCGATTGTAATGATCAAAAATACTTTCACATCTTAGACACCGAGACCCGAGAGTTGGAGGCTATAAAAAATCCTTTGACCATATTTCAAACCATCATGTATGATGATACAAAGATGAACTACTTAAAAGAGTTTTACGTTTCTACGGTAAAGCAAAAGTTTGTCAGATTGATTGTAGTCAATAAAACTGATCAATCTAAGCTAGACGCTTTTGTGACAAAACTTCAAGAGTCAGAGCTATACGAATTGAAGATCGACGAAACCTTTAATGAGTTCCGTGGGGAGAACGTGAGTGATGAAAATATTATAATTGAAGATACGGGTACTCTATTAGACACCTATGTCGATTCGGTAGAAACTGATCTTGATAAAGAGAAAATTAAAACTGTGATGCGAGAATTGTATGCACAAGCCTGTAATGAGGAATTGACGTGATCATATTTAAGAAAATATCATGGATGAACTTTCTGTCTACAGGAAACAATCCTACAGAGATACAACTAGATCGTTCACCTACCACACTGATCGTAGGAAAAAATGGTACTGGTAAATCTACACTATTAGACGCCCTCTCATTTGTTTTGTTTGGTAAGGCACACCGAAACGTCAATAAGAATCAATTGATTAACTCAATCAATGGTAAGGGTGCGCTCGTCACAATAGATTTTACGATTGGCAACCAAGACTTTAAAATTGTCCGTGGAATTAAGCCAAACATTTTTGAGATCTACAGAAACGATAGTTTAGTCGATCAGACTTCACAATCTAGAGACTACCAGAAACACCTAGAGCAAAATATTCTTAAATTAAATCACAAGTCCTTTCATCAGATCGTGGTCTTAGGCTCCTCTTCGTTTGTTCCCTTTATGCAGTTGCCCTTGGCGTCGAGACGTGAAATCATTGAAGACCTTTTGGACATTCAAATATTTTCTAAGATGAATGCAATCCTTAAAGAAAAAATGAGCATAGTGAAATCAGAGATTGTTGACATCAACCATACAATCTCTTTGGTAAAAGAGAAAATTGATATGCAGAAAAAGTATATCACCGACATAACACAAATGACTTCTGATCAGGTAGAGGTCAAGAAGAAAAAGATAACTGAGATCTCAGAAGAAATCGAAGAATTAAATATAGACATTAAAACCTACAAGGAATCTTTGAGTGGTGAGGACTCGTCCTTATCAGAAAAGGTTAAGGATCTTGTTGGAACTAAAATTAAGTTGATTGGGTATGAAGGACAGTTTAAGCAACAGATCAATAAGTTAGTAGCCGACACTAAATTCTATGAGACTAACGATAACTGTCCTACGTGCACTCAAGCAATTTCATTGGAGATTAAATCTGAGCAGTTGGAGAGCGCAAAATCAAATGCAAAAGAGTTGGCTTCGGCAATTGAAAAGAGTAAAGAAAAGACCATTAAGTTAGACGAACAAATCGCACGATTAAATGAACAACTAGATATTTCAAAAAAGACACGCTCTGAGATATCTTTTACTCAGTCTACTATCACTAGACTTCAAAAACAGATTACAGATCTAAACACTGAAATCACTGAAATGACTGGCTCGACAAATGATTTGAGTAAGGCACGAAGCGACTACGACGATCTTATAGAAGAGAGTGGCGTTTTGGTTGACAGAAAGTCTTCGGTGACCGATACGAAAAGCTATTATGAATTGTCTCAAGAAATGTTAAAGGATACAGGGATCAAAACTAAGATCATTAAGGAGTATATTCCTGTCATGAATCAGTTGATAAATAGTTACTTGGGTATCCTTGACTTTTTTGTTTCGTTCAATCTTGACGAGAACTTTAATGAAGTGATCAGATCTAGGCATCGTGACGACTTCAATTATGCTTCGTTCTCTGAAGGTGAAAAGCAAAGAATTAATTTGGCTTTGTTGTTCACATGGCGACAGGTGGCACGAATGAAAAATTCAACGTCAACTAATTTGCTTTTGTTAGACGAAGTATTTGATGCTTCGATTGACGAGGCTGGCGTCGAGAATCTTATGAAAATTTTAGACACTTTGGACTCTGACACAAACGTCTTTGTTATCTCACACAAGGGTGAAATATTAGACGATAAGTTTAGATCAAAGATAGAATTTGTGAAGCACCACAACTTTTCTGAAATGGTGGTATAATTTTCAGAATTAAAAGGCGTACATAAATGAAATCAAAATCTTTACTGGCTAAACTCCTATCCAAAGAAAATATAATTGTTCATCAAGGAAACTATGAAACCGCATTCTTTGATCTAGAACAAAGAATTCTAGGCTTGCCCCTATGGGAAGAGTTTACGAGCGACACGACAGATCTTCTTATTGGTCATGAGGTGGGTCACGCCCTTCATACACCAATAGAAGGTCTTCATTCTTTCTTAGACGCAGAAAACAAGATCCCTAAGTCCTTTATGAATATCATCGAAGATATTCGAATCGAGAAGCTCATACAACGAGATTACATAGGATTGGTTCCGTGCTTTAAGCGTGGGTACAAGGCTCTACACGAAAGAGACTTTTTTAAGATTGCCGATAAAGACGTACAAAAAATGTCTTTTATGAATCGTCTAAATCTTAAATCTAAATTAAGGGATGATATAGTAGTAGAGTTTTCTGAAGAAGAGCAACCTTACTTAAAAATGGCAATGGCAGTAGAAACGTGGGACGACGTGGTACGCGCATGCGAAGGTATTTATAATTACCTTAAGTCAAAGCAAGATGAAAATGAACGTCCAGAATCACCTAAAACTAAAGGTGAAGAATTAGACTCTAAACCATTTAATGATACCCAAGAGTCTACTAGTGGAGAATATACGCTAGGCAATGATCAGTGCGACGACCTAGAATCAGACGGTTCATCTGGAACGGAGCTAGAAGAAGAGATAGGCTCAGACGACGAACTAGAAGACGAGATGGATACCTCAACAGACGAAAACTTTCGAGAAAGTGAAAGGGAGATGTCTGTCAAATCGCCCAATGATAATATTCCATTAGTGATTCATTCGCCCACAGATAAACAAGTTGATGAAATCATAGTTCGAAACGAAGCCGTAATTGCACAACGAAATTCTATTTTAAAAGAGTTGATTGAAAATAAAGAGTTCTCAGAGTACAGAACCTTTTTAGACGAAACTAATAAGATTGTTAAGGTTATGGTTCGAGAATTTGAAATGCGAAAATGTGCATACCAACACTCGAGAGCAAAGACTTCTAAAAGTGGTACATTAAATTTAAAGAAACTTCATGAGTATAAATTTTCAGAAGACATCTTTAATTCTATTACCACATTAGCCAACGTCAAGAGTCATGGCATGATAATGTTGATGGATCGTTCGTATTCTATGCATGAAATTTTGCACGAAGTGGCAAGACAAACTATAACCTTGGCCATGTTTTGTAGAAAGGCGAATATCCCATTCGAGGTGTATACTTTTGCGTCTTTTGGTCGTTCGGCTATTCCAGAGCCGACCATTATTCCTTATCACCTTGATGTAAAAAATGTAGGAATAGTCGAAGTATTGTCGTCAAGATTTAACAAAAAAGAATTTGAGCTCGCCTGTAAAAGTCTTTTTCTTGTTACTAATGGCAATACAAAATTTGAAAAGTCAGATTTAGATTCTATGGGAGGTACTCCGTTAAACGAAGCGTTGTTGGCAGTTCCAAAAATTATTAAAGATTTTAAGAAAAAGTATAACACCCAAAAGTTGTCGTTCACTTTGCTAAGTGACGGAGAAGGATCTACATTTAATTATTATGACAACCAAAAGGAATCGAAACATTTAGCGTCTGGCTTTTATAAAAATGACACGTATTTAAATTTTGATTCTGGAAATAAGCTAATTAAAATTGATCCATCTAATAACTATAGTCAGTTCAAGTATCAAATTGTCAAAATAATTAAGGATATGGGAGTCAATACCATATGTTATTATTTGTCACAAGATTCAGTGGATTACTCGTCAAAGATAGGAGAGATAAACGATTCTTATGCTAGTAAAATATTCGATGACGCCAAAAAAATGATGGAATCTCAAAAATTTGTATCATATGAAAATCTTAAGGGGTTTAATAAATTTTTTATACTTAAGTCGAGCATGAATATATTAGATACAAATGTTGGCGATTTTGATGTGTTGAAGGGATATTCGACTAAGGGGATCAGCAACGCATTTAAAAAATATTCATCTAAGGTCAAATTGAATCGTCTTTTTGCTGTACAATACGTGAAAACAATTTCTTAATTTTTAGAGTAAACTACATCATGAATTTAAATGAAGCTATCGCCACACCATATGTACCGATCAAAGATCCTTGTTTTATAAAATGGGGTCATTGTTTAGACGTCGAAAAAATTATCAAGTCCACATTGTTTTATCCGACCTTCATTACAGGACATTCGGGCAATGGTAAGACCATAATGGTCGAACAAAGTTGTGCTAACCTAGGTCGAGAATATATACGTATACAGGTCAGTCCAGAAACCGATGAAGACGATTTGATTGGTGGCTTTAGATTGATTGACGGTAATACCGTTTTCGTAAAGGGTCCAGTTGTCAATGCAATGGAGTTGGGCGCAATACTTTTGATTGATGAAATCGATCGTGGGTCAAATAAAATAATGTGCCTTCAAGGAATACTCGAAGGTAAGGGTGTTCTGATAAAAAAGACGGGAGAGTTGGTACATCCAAAAAAAGGGTTTAACATTATTGCCACGGCTAACACAAAAGGTCAGGGTTCTGATGATGGTAAGTTCATATCGGCAATCATCATGGACGAAGCATTCTTAGAACGCTTTGTGATAACATTTGAGCAACCATATCCTTCTATGGCAATAGAGAAGAAAATTCTATTAACTCATATGGAAAAATATGGGGTGAAGGACGTTGCATTTTCGGAATCCCTAACACATTGGGCAGATACCATAAGAAAGACATTTGCAGACGGTGGAGTTGACGACATTATTACGACTAGACGCCTTTGCCATATCATACAAACCTATTCTCTTTTCGATGACCGCAATAAGGCAATTAAGCTGTGCGTGAATCGATTCGAAAGTGACGTAAAAGATGCATTCTTAGATCTTTATAAAAAGATAGATGACTCCATCAAACCTACCCAAACCAATAACACTATAGGAGATGAAATAGATGCGCTTTTATCAGGAAGCTAAAGAGCAACCTACTGAAGAGGTGCTTGGTGTAAAGCATGACCAAGATAAGCCAGACTACACCCTTGTTCCTTACAAGGCTTTAGATGAAGTCGTAAAGGTATTGACCTATGGATCAAAGAAGTATTCAAGAGATAACTGGAGGCATGTCGACCCTAAACGATATGAAGCCGCGATGATGCGACATTTTTCAAAGTACATGCAAGGAGAGCCTATAGACCCTGAGACTGGATACCATCATATTGCACACATGGCATGTTCGGTATTATTTTTATTAGAAAATGAATTGAAAAAAGATGCACAAGAACCAAAAAGTGGTGTATACTAGTACACTTTATTTAAAAATGTGAAGGATATAATATTATGAAGCTTTCCCCAAAAACAGTAAACCTATTAAAAAACTTTGCTTCGATCCAACCTAACATGTTATTTGTTAAGGGTAACAGCCAACAGACGATGGCAGAGCTTGGCAACATCGTGTGTGAAGCCGAGATTGAAGAAGACTTTTCTCAAGAATTTGGCATTTCGGATTTATCAGAATTCCTGTCGGTGTTCGGTATGTTTCAGTCGCCCGAGTTGTCGTTTGATGATTCCATGACTTCTGTAAATTTTAAGGAAGGAAATCGATCAGTAAAATATTTTGTGTCTGATCCTAGTATCATTACTTCACCCAAAAAGAAGGTAAAAATTCCAGACGTGGCACTGAGCTTCACCCTCACGGCAGAAGACTTATTGACTTTAAGGAAAGCGTCCTCTGCACTAAAAGTGGAGCACATGGTAATCACTAAAGCGACCGATAGCACAATTTCGGTAAAAATGACAGACATCGATGACGTCACATCAAATGCTTTTAATCTTGAGCTTTCAAGTGATAAAATGCCCGAAGAAGATTTTAAATTTATATATAGAATCTCTAACCTTAAAGTACTTTCGGGTGACTATGTAGTAGAAATCTCATCTAAGAGAGTAACAAAATTAACAGATAGCACACAAAACCTTGTGTACTTTATTTCATTAGAAATTGAATCAACCTACGGAGAGTAAAACTATGACAAACGAAACAACCCCAAACCCACAATTAAACATCAACGATATTCAGGCAACCGTACAAGTCATTGACGTAGTCACCAAGCGTGGTGCCTTTGAAGGTGCAGAATTAGAAGCCGTAGGTAGCCTTCGTAATCGCTTTGCGACATTTTTAAATGCCAATGCACCTGAAAAGCAAGAGCAAATTCCAGAGTCTGCTGGAGACACTGCACAACTCTTAAATGAATCAAAGGACTAATTAGATCATGCAACTTCTTAAAAGAGTTATGCAAAAAAACGAAAAAGACGGAAGTTTTGAATTGCTTGTGGCTCTTGCGATTAACTCTGCAGAGTTGCAGAATCAGCTATCGACCGATAAAGATGCCTTTTATAATATCGGAAAAGAATTTGTTAATGTTATCACGGAGATAAAGTAATGTCTATAAATGTTGTTGTGCCCTCTTCGCCAGAAGATCGTGCTAGAATTCAATCAGCACTAAGTGAAATTTCTAATGCAATGACTCGCATTGAGTCAGAGCGAGCCTACATCAAAGAGTCCTTAGAAATGTTAGAAGAAAGTTTCGAGCTACCTAAAAAATATATGCGAAAGGTCGCGCTCGTGTATCATAAGCAAAATCTTAATGAAGTTCGAAATGAGTTTTCTGATGTAGAAGACATTTACAATGCAGTAACATCTTAAAGGAGTATTACCTCATGGACAGTTTAGTTAAAAACAGTTTAATTATTATTTTTGCCCTAGGATTTTTAGTCTTTGCGCCAATCCTAACGATCATGTCATTAAATCAGCTATTTGATCTTGGTATCACAATTACCTTCTGGTCATGGGCTTCTGTGGTTTGGTTAAACATGACAGTTCTTGGTGGATTGTCTGCTTCAATAAAACACTTAAAAAAGTAGTACAATAGTAAAATTATTTAATTGAAAACTTTATATCATGGGGGGTATCTAATATATGTCTAATGAATTTTTATGGGTAGAAAAGTACAGACCTCAAACAGTTTCTGAGTGTATTTTACCTAAGTCAATAAAATCTACTTTTTCTTCTATTCTTAAAAGTGGTGAGATACCCAACATGTTATTTACGGGTACTGCAGGAGTGGGTAAGACTACGATTGCTAGAGCCCTTTGTAATGAGCTTGGTCTTGATTACATCATAATCAATGGTTCCGAAGAGGGCAACATTGATACGCTTCGAGGCAAGATAAAACATTTTGCGTCTACCATATCTCTATCGGGTAGTGGGTACAAGGTTGTCATTCTGGATGAAGCCGACTATCTAAATGCAAACTCTTTTCAACCCGCGCTTCGTGGATTCATAGAAGAGTACTCAAAGAACTGTAGGTTCATCCTTACCTGTAATTTTAAGAATCGTATCATTGAGCCATTGCATTCTCGTTGTTCTACCCACGAATTTAATATTCCAAATTCAGAAAAGCCTAAGTTAGCTTCAGAGTTTTTCAAGAGGTTAACAGGTATTTTAGAAAAGGAATCAGTACAGTTTGAACCAAGAGCTTTGGCAACACTGATCGAACGATTCTTTCCTGATTGGCGTCGGGTTCTTAATGAGTGCCAACGGTATTCAATCAGTGGGTCGATTGATGCAGGAATTCTTGTAAACTTATCTGACACGAATGTTGATGTCCTAATGACTTCGTTAAAGGATAAAGACTTTAAGACAATGCGAAAATGGGTAGTCGACAATATCGATACAGACCCACAAATCATTTTTAGAAAAGTATATGATACGATGACCGATTTTGTTGCACCTGCTTCGGTTCCTCAGATGGTTTTAATCATTGCAGACTATCAATACAAAAATGCATTCGTTGCCGATCGAGAAATTAATACGGTCGCCTTTATGACAGAGTTGATGGCTAACATGGAGTGGAAATGAAAACTAACCCTATAATTTTTGATTTTGAGACTCTAGGGACTGATGTCAATAAATGTGTAGTATTGTGTATGGGCATTCTTCAGTTTGACGACACACGGCTTAATTCTAATAACCCTTACACCTACGAAGAGTTATTGAATCTTGGTGTTCTAATTAAGTTTGACGTCTCTTTACAAGTCAATAAGTACGGAAGAAAAATAGATCCTCAAAGTGTCGATTGGTGGTCAGAACAATCTAAAGAGTCAAGGAAGATTCTTACCCCAACAAAGTCTGATGTGTCAATTGATACATTACATGGCATTCTCTGTGCTTACGATCAACCAAGGAAGATATATACTAGAGGTAGTAATTTTGATCCCCTTATTTTAGATTCTTTGATGCTCGACACCAAAAAAAGTAATCCGTTTGATTGGTGGAATTTTAGAGATACTCGTTCTCTAATTGAAGGTTTGTCGTATGGATCTGGTTTGAAACATAATTATATACCCGAAGAATTGGAAGGTAAAATTGTGGCACATAACCCAATACACGATATCGCATTAGATGTCATAAGGATTCAACAACTAGCAAGACTTATGTTATAATATGCTAATTACTTCAATTAGACGTACCACAAACTGGATCAAATATGATTTTAGCTCTCATCCTATTCGTTTTCTCATTGAGTTGTGCGCTTGGGGCATATCAATTGCTTGTAGCATTACGATGGCAGTCACCGTCCCGAACCCGCCATTACTTATTTTATATCCTATCTGGATTATTGGTTGTTCAATGTATCTCTGGTCTGCTCATACTCGCAAATCTTTTGGAATGTTCGCGAACTACATGTTACTTGTCATTATAGATTCGGTTGGTTTAATTAGAATGGTGGTCTTATGAATCCTTATGAATATGTTAAATCTATCAATCAAACAAAAGAAAACATTATGGTCGATGACGAGTCCGAGAAAGGCTACAATTCGTATATTGTAAATCGAAGCCTGTCATATTTTAATGACACTGTTATGTTTGCCAATGAAATGAATGTAAATCATCAATTAGACAATCGACTAAAGTATGAGTTTCTATTAGGGACTATTCGTAAGAAGGCTAGGTTCTCTAAATGGATAAAGCCCGACACCGAAGAGTCTCTAAACATAATCAAAGAGTGTTACGGATATAGTAACGAAAAGGCTCTTCAAGTGTTAAATTTATTGTCTGTCGAACAAATAGGACAGATCAAAAGACGACTATCGAAGGGTGGTCGGACTCCTTAAAGTTTTTAGATGTTGATCAGTTTACCCTCTACTGACCAACTGTTAAATGTGTAAGAGGGAATTCATGGAGTTATAATATAATGTCTCATAAAGAAAAAATCGCAAAGTACTTAACAAAAAAAGAACAGACTATTCGTCAACTTAGTAGCTTGTTGAGTATCAAAGAAAATGCGGTTCGTTCGCGTGTAGCCGAGCTTCGACAAGACGGCATGAGTATCGAAACAATCACTACGAAGAGTGGCAAGACTGCATACAAGATGTCGTAATACAAATCTTTGATGTCCTATAACAAAGATAGTGCGTGAGTATAAATACTTTCATACTATCTTTGTTATTTTTTTAAGTGAGGTTATATGAATTGTCCAGAATGCCAGAGTGAAAATGTTCACGGAAATGGTTTCAGAAATACCACGCAGGGTAGAACAAAACGATACCGATGTATGGGTTGTGGTAAAGGTTTTTCGCTACCTTCAGATCTTACAGGAGATAATGAAGATCTTGGTGCCTATGATGAGACCTATGTTCGAGAAAAAGAATGGTTAGAAGAAAAGATTAAGAACCATCGTAAATTCGTCATAACTTCGGCTCAGTCGAACACCGACACGAACGAGAAATTTTTAAAGTCTTTGCTTACTTTTTGCAAGCATAACAAGGCACAACTTTTAGTCATTCCGATTAAGTATAGAAATCCAACATCAGCAGAAGACGAAAGTAATTATACATGGAGCACTTCGCTTCAGGACTACATGATCGAAAACAATTTTAAATTGCATCCAAATCTTAAGGTCTTAGGCGCATTGAAAATAAATGCAACTGCAGAAAATCCTATGACGGGTCTAGATCCCATTTCAAAGGGAGACTCTGTAATCATTGGGCATAACCAATTACAAATGAAAACGCTTGCGGTGCAACAAAGCGACTTCCCTGTCATCATGTCTTCGACAGGAACCGTGTCCGAAAAAGATTATTCAATTTCTAAAATGGGTTACAAGGCTCAGTTCAACCATTCATTTTCGGCTGTACTTGTCGAGCTACCACCACTAAATGCAAAAGATGATAATGACGTGTTTCATATTAGGCATTTAAATTTTGATGGTCGTGGGTTCTTTGACTTGTCGTATTACTATTTGCCTACTAAGGCAACCAAAGACGTCTCTAGTGTAGAAGCAATTGTTACGGGCGACGAACATGCATTGTTTACAGATCCAGTAGTTAAGTCGGTGACCTATATGTCACAGGACTCAATTGTAAAAACTTTGAAGCCTAAATTTATTGTTCGTCATGATGTGCTTGATTGTTATACGGTAAGCCACCACCACAGACATTCGGTGTTTACTCAGTATGCAAAATATAAATGTGGTATGAATAAGATCGAAGACGAGTTGAATTTAACCATTCAGTACATAAAGGAAACAAGTCCAATATTGGCAACAAATTTAATTGTTCCTTCTAATCACAATGATCACTTGACGAGGTGGTTAAACGAGACGGATCCAAAGTATGAGCCATGGAATGCTGTGTTATACCACAAACTCATGTACCGTATGTTGGAACATACTAATATCGATTCGTCGGGTACGGTTCATCCAAATCCGTTTGAGCTTTATTGTGGACACAGTTTTAAAAATTCGGGGAATAAGGTAGAGTTTTTGAGTCGAAACACTTCATACAAAATCAAAGAAATTGAAATTGGTTTACATGGTGATAAGGGCCAGAATGGGTCGCGTGGGTCTAGAAAACAGTTGTCTACGTTACCATCAAAGACGATTATAGGACACTCTCACAGCCCTGGGATCGAAAAAGGTTGCTACCAAGTAGGTACGTCCTCCTACCTTAAATTAGAGTACACGTCTGGGCCCTCCTCTTGGCTTCACACACATTGTCTGATCTACTCGAACGGTAAGAGACAACTTATCAATATTATTCGAGGAAAGTGGCGAGGGGATTCTAAGATTCACAAGTGACCTCTAAAATCATTCTTTTATAAATAACATATATTATTGTTATTGCATCATAAAGGAATATTAAAATGAGTGAATTTGTAAATCAATCAGAGCCCGTTGTATGGGATCCCTCTATGATGTTAGAGGTGATCCTAAACGAACCCGATGACTTTTTAAAAGTCCGAGAAACCTTAACACGGATTGGGGTCGCATCAAGAAAAGATAATACTCTATTTCAGTCGTGTCATATACTACACAAGCAAGGTCGATACTTTATCGTACACTTCAAGGAAATGTTTTTACTTGATGGTAAACCTTCTAATTTAGTAAAAAATGATCTTCAGAGGCGAGACACCATTATAACGTTACTATCCGACTGGGGTTTGATAACTGTTTTAGAAAATGGTCGAGATCTAGATTGTGCCCCACTAAGACAAATCAAAGTACTTTCGTTTAAAGAAAAGGAAAACTGGTTGTTGTCCCCAAAATATAATATTGGGAATTCGGATCGATAGAATACAATGACTCATATTCGTGGGATGTTGGGTCTTGGTGATAGCATATACCAAAGAGCCTTTATAAAAAAGATGGATCATGAAGTATATCTCGAAACACCATGGCCACAACTCTATGAAGACCTATCTAATGTAAAATTTGTTTTACCCTCTAGAAGCCTAAGAACCCAAGATAAAAATGTAACGTCTTACTGGGTCGAATGGGAAGTTCCTCCAGAGATATGTAACACGATACGAGTCAATTATAGAGATATCAGTAAATCAGAAAAAAGTATAATTCAGGCAATGTCTGAATGTTTCGATGTAGGAGTGCCAGAATCTTTTGACCTACCCGACTTCACAGACGAATGTTCATGGGTTAAGACTCTAGGAGATTTTGCCTTAGTGCGACCAGTGACCGAAAGGAAAGAGTGGTACAACACGTCACGAAATCCTAGACCCGAGTACGTAGAGCAGTCTGTTAACGCTCTAAGAGAAATGGGTGTGACCATTGTTTCTGTTGCAGATCTAAAGGATTCTGAAGAGTGGTTGGTAGGAAAAGATATAAACGCAGATTTTAAGTTTCATGCTGGACAACTGACCGTAAAGGAAATGATGGCTTTGACACAATCAGCATCCTATGTTATAGGTGGTGTTGGTTGGATAGTCCCAGCTTCGTTGGCATACAAAAGTAATGCATGGATTATTTTGGGTGGACAAGGTGGACTTAACTCCCCACAGAAGTTGGTAGATAAATTTTTGACTCCAGCCTTAAATTTTGTTGAGCCAGATAAATACTGTTTATGCTCTGGCATGACACACAATTGTAAAAAGGAAATTAGTAATTATGAGCAAAAATTTACCAACTGGCTACGAAGATGAATTTATCTGGTACCCTGACCTACAGATGGGATATCACCCAAGAGATCCGATTGACTATGATGGCGATTATTGGGACAAGTACCTTAAGTACGACAAATCAGATATGGGAGTCGAGCTTACACGAGCACGTTTAGATTTAGTTAAGCGACACAGTAAAAGTGCCGATATAATTGACATTGGTATCGGTGGTGGTTTATTTGTTAGTGAAATGAATTGCTATGGGTTTGACGTAAACGAACGCGCTAATCAATGGTTGCATTCCAATAATAGATTTAAAAATCCGTACCAAGACCGAGCACATTCTATCACCTGTTGGGATTCGATTGAGCATGTTCCCGACCCTACCACACTATTGAAAAATGTTGACAAGTGGTTCTTTGCCTCTATACCAATTTTTCAATCACCAGAGACAGTTAAAGATTCTAAACACTACCGACCTGGGGAACACATATGGTACTTCACCCATGAAGGTTTCATTGCATGGGCAGGTCGTCATGGCTTTGAACTAGTCGAATGGAATGATCAAGAAACTTTACTGGGTCGCGAAGATATTCGCTCATACGCATTCAAGAGAGTATAAATAAAAGTATGTTATCATTCAAAGAATACGAAGAAATATTACAAGAGGCTTCATATGCTGGAAATATCGGCATCATGGAGTTGGTAAAATTTTATAAACAGGCAGACCCTAAGACTATTGCTAAGGTTAAAGATCTCATCGCATCAAAGAAGAACAAAGAGGCGTGGGACATAATCCAAAAAGTGACTGGGGTAACTCTTCACAAGTCTGCTTTTGCATAGGTTTCTACTACCTTAGGAACGTAAAGCCGACACTACGATAAGGTGTCCCTGTATTCGGTAAGCAGGAAACCCGATATGCCTAATGGATATCGATTATTTTAAATTAAAACTCGCTTAATAGGAGCATTCACAATGCAAAACACTTTTAACAACTCAGTAAAAGACTTCGAGAAATTCTTCATTGGTTATGATGGCTATGCCCATCACTTGACAAAACTTCATCAAGACTTAACCAAGAACGCACCAAACTATCCCCCATACAATATCAAAAAGATTGGCGAAAACACTTATACCATTGAACTAGCCGTTGCAGGTTTTAACAAGCAACAACTAGAAATTCATATCGATGGCGATAAACTTTCGGTCAAGGGAAATATTGACAAGTCCGAATCTTCTGGTACTATGTTATATGAAGGTATCGCGAACCGAGCGTTCACTCGGGCATTTGCCTTAAATGATAATGTCGTTGTAAAAAACGCAGGGTTGTTTAATGGTATGTTAAAAATCATGCTTGAACAAATTATTCCAGAAAAGAATAAGTCATATAAAATTGACATTCAAGATGACGAGCCTCAATCTGTTTCTGAGTTTGCTTCGGGTAACATTCATCGTACAGGTGAACAGGTATTCGGTCCAGGCTCTAATTAATATACCGTATTGAAATGAATGGCGGGTCGCATTGGCTCGCCATGTTACACTTATAGGATTATAAATCATGAGCAATATTAAATTACTACGACTTAACTCGGGCGAAGAACTGATTGCCTCGATCACAGAAAATGAAAGCGGCGACTACCTTGCAAAAGATATCACGGTGCTGATCCCAACACAATCAAATACTCTAGGGCTTGCCCCATTCATGCCTTACTCGATCATTCCAGAAGTTGGCATCACATTCAAAGAAAAGGACATCATGTTCTTTACCAAGCCAATCGATGACCTTTTGACAAAATATAATGAAATGTTTAAAAAGATTGTTACGCCACCCGAGAAAAGGATAATCCTTTAAGGTTGTTTTTGTGGTAAAATGATTGACAATTTTTATGATGGGGAGTTAGACTTGAAAGAATTTTACACGAGCGTTAATAGATTTGGTAATAGTATTTTGTATCGGGGTTACGATTCTAGTGGTCTACCTGTTACACGAAAGGATAAATTTTCACCAACACTATACCTTCGTTCAGATGTCGAAACTCCCCATCGAACTTTAGAAGGGCACTTTGTCAAGCCTAAGAAATTTGAGACCATGAAGGACGCTAAAAACTTCATAGAGACTTATGGCGAAGTTGATAACATTACGGTGTACGGAAATACAAACTACATCACCCAATACATACACTCAAAATTTCCAGACGATATCGGGCACTTCGACCGAAGTCTTGTGAATGTGGGTACGTTAGATTTAGAAATGTACTCGGGTGAAGGGTTTCCATATCCTGACCAAGCCAAACATCCTATATTGTCTATGGGGTTGAAGTTGAGTAAAACCGATACCTACTATGTGTGGGGTATGCAAGATTATGATGTGTCTGATCCAGAGATTGCTCAATGTAATATAGTCTACACAAAATGCGAAGACGAAGTGAAAATGTTATTGAACTTCCTCGACTTCTGGAATTCACCAGAAAATACTCCAGATATTCTTACTGGCTGGCACACAAAACTATTTGATATCACATACCTAGTTAATAGGGTGTTTGGACTTCTTGGCGAAGACGCAGTAAAGAAGTTGTCGCCATTCGGTATTGTGAGCGAGCGCAAGGTCAAGACACAACACGGAACTTCTGAAGCCTACGAATTGTATGGAATACAACAACTAGACTACATGGAATTGTTTCAGAAGTTTGGCGTTCTTGAGTACGGCCCACAAGAGAACTTTAAGCTTGATAACATATCCAACGTGGTTCTGGGAGCAAACAAGTTATCATTTGATGAAGTGTCATCCCTTCACGAACTGTATGAAAGTAATTTTCAGAAATTTATAACCTATATGATACGAGACGTAGAGCTTGTCGATCGTATGGAAAAACAATTAGGATATATTACGTTAGCAATGACAATGGGGTTTCGTGGTGGCGTAAACTTTGTTGACGTGTTTGGCACGACTGCAATCTGGGAATCTATTATTTTTAGAAACCTTGCAAGCAAAAATATCGTTACTCCACCAAGCAATAATAATGTAAAGGTACCATATGCAGGAGGATACGTAAAGGATCCTAAGGTCGGTCTGCATCGGTGGGTTGTTTCTTTTGACTTGAACTCACTATATCCAAATATTATTGCCCAGTGGAACATTTCACCCGAAACAATAAGTGACTCTCTAGGGGGCGGATCCTTTGGGGTAGAGGCTTGCTTAAATGGCATGATGGAAGAACAAGACCCTAATTTTGCCATAGCCATTAATGGAGTCAGATTCTCTAGAGACAAGCAGGGATTCATGCCCGAGATCATTGTAAATTATTATAATGACCGAGTTAGCATTCGTGGCAAAATGATAACCCTAAAGAAAGAGTTAGAGTTAGTAGAATCAACTGATACACAAAAGAGGTCTCAGTTAGATCAAGAGATTAAGAGTCTGAACACCCAACAGTTGTCCATCAAGTTGTTATTGAACTCTCTTTATGGTGCATGTGGAACCCCATACTTTAAATACTTTGATCTCAGAATTGCCGAGGCGATTACTCTTACTGGTCAATTGGTCATTCAATGGACTGAAAAAGAAATCAATAAGGCTATCAATAAAATTCTTGAGACTAATAATATAGACTATGTGGTTGCCATGGACACGGACTCGATATACCTTAACATGGGCCCGATCGTAGACAAATTTAACCCACAAAACCCAGTAGACTTTTTAGACAAGATTTGTGGAACTACCTTTCAGAAAATTCTCGACAATACCTACAAGGACATTTTTAAAAAGTTTAATTGCTTTGATTCGAGAATGAAAATGAAGCGGGAGTCCATAGCCGATACAGGAATCTGGACAGCAAAGAAGAGATACATTTTAAATGTGTTGGACAACGAAGGCGTTCGGTACGCAGAGCCACAATTAAAGATTATGGGCATCGAGGCAATCAAGTCTTCGACTCCTGCAGAATGTAGAAGGGCTCTAAAAGAACTATTCAAGGTCATCATTCAGGGCTCAGAGTTGAATAGTCAAAAATTCATACAAAACTTCAAGACAGAATTTATGGCATTGAGTCCCGAAGAGGTTTCTTTTCCAAGAGGCGTGAACGAACTAAAAAAGTATAAGGACAAGACTACCATATTTAAGAAGGGAACTCCGATCAACTCGAGAGGGTCTCTGTTATACAATCATCACATCAAGAAAAACTCTTTGGATAAAAAGTACAATGAAATTCAGGTCGGAGAAAAGATAAAATTTTGTTATCTTAAAACTCCTAACCCTATAAAGCAAAACGTCATTGCCTACCCTGATTTTTTACCACCCGAACTAAATTTGCATAAGTACGTAGACTATGAAACACAATTTCAAAAGACTTTTGTTAAACCCATACAACCAATATTTGATGCCATTGGTTGGAAGGTTAAGAGGACAGTATCTCTAGAGGATTTTTTCGAGTAGTGTTATAATAGTTTAAATTTAAATTTTGATAGGCACTCTACATTATGATTCAATTGACAATATTTAAAAATCTTTATGATAACAAAACAGAAAAGGGAATGACTCTAAAGTCTTTTGATGATTTTGAGAACCTATTAATTTCTTTGTCTTCAGAAAAAAAGAAAAGCAAAAAGGATTCTAACCTAATCTCACCAGCCTGTTATCTCGAAGGCACAGACAAAAGGCGTAATGACAACGTAACCTATTGGGGTGGTTGGGGCGCTATGGACGTAGACGACCATGATTTTGACCCAAACAATTTAGAAGAACAACTAAAGGATCGATATGGTAAATATCGTTATGTTGTTTATTCTACGGCATCCAGCACACTTGAAAAACCAAAGTTTAGGCTAATATTTGCTTTGACCGAAAATGTTTTAGTAAATGACATTAAACCATTTTGGTATGCCCTCAATCAAAAGATTGAAAAGATTGGTGACGAGCAGACAAAGGACTTGTCTCGAATGTATTACATACCCGCGCAATATGAGGGGGCAAACAATTTCATTTTTAGTAATCAAGGGGACTACCTAGACCCAAAAACTTTAATAAAAGAATTCCCTTATCCATTTGATGTCGTAGATCCAAAGAAAGGTTTTGTCGACCGACTACCCGAATCTATAAAAGAACGAGTGTACGAGTACAAGAAGAACACCCTGACAAAAAAGGATGATGTTGTATGGAGCAGTTATAGAAACTGTCCTTTTGTCAATCAGAAACTTATTGAGAATTATAGGAATATATCTGGCGTGGATAATTCTGGTCGATACGCTATGATCTATAAAATTATTGTTTCGATTGCATTGAGTGCCATAAAAAATCAATATGCCATAGACTCTTATCAGATTATTGACCTTATCCGAGAGCTTGATGCCGAGACAGGGAATAGGTATAAGAAAAGAAAATTAGAGGTTGAAGTGGATCGTGCCCTAGAGTATGCCTACAAGAATATAGGAAATTGAACAATGGGAAAATTTACAGATCAAAAATGGATCGATCGTTACCTAGGGTTAGCCCGAGAAGTGTCTACGTGGTCAAAGGATCCGTCGCGTAAGATTGGTGCAGTCGCGGTGTCGGCTACAGGCCAGGTGTTGTCTACTGGTTACAATGGGTTCCCTAAGGGCATCATAGATTTAAAAGAAAGGTACGATGATAGACCAACTAAGTATAGGTATGTTGTTCATGCCGAAATGAATTGTATCTATAATGCAACCTATAACGGAACGTCTCTTTATGGTTCTTCTATGTTTGTGTGGGGTCTTCCAATTTGCTCAGAGTGTGCAAAGGGATTGATACAAGTAGGCATTAAAAACCTCTATTGGAAAAGTGGTGAAGAAAGTGTACCAGTTTCGTGGGTAGAGTCTTTTGAATTCACAAAAGAACTTTTAGACGAAGCAGGTATTTTTATAGATCAAGTGGTATAATGTACCACCTCAATTATTATGGAGAAACAAATTATGTCGTTGATGGATAAACTTAAAAAGAACTCTACTATCAAAGACGCTTCGATTTTGTCGACGTCTAAGTTTTTTACAAAAAAGGATATGATAAGCACATCAATTCCTGCCCTGAACGTTGCGCTTTCGGGTAGGCTTGATGGTGGCTACGTCCCTGGGGTTACCCTCTTCTGTGGGCCCTCAAAACATTTCAAATCCATGTTCTCGCTCATAATGGCAAAGTCCTACATGGACAAATACCCAGACTCGGTTATGCTTTTTTATGACTGTGAGTTCGGAACCCCTTTAGCCTATTTTGAATCTTTGCAGATCGATACATCAAGGATTATTCACGTTCCTATTATGAACATGGAAGAATTCAAATTTGATGTCATCAAGCAGTTAGAGAACATTGCTCGCGGTGACAAGGTGGTCATTGTTGTAGACTCACTTGGTAATATGTCTAGCAAAAAAGAAATGGACGATGCGATTGACGGAAAATCTGTTATTGACATGTCACGAGCCAAGCAGATGAAATCAATTTTCCGTATGATTACTCCATACTTAACACGGTTAGACATTCCTTTGATTGCAGTAAATCACATTTATATGGAACAGGGTTTATATCCAAAGGCAATCATTTCGGGTGGCACAGGAATTTATTTAAGCTCAGACAATATTTTTATTCTGGGTCGACAACAGGAAAAGGAAGGAACCGAAGTCGCGGGGTATAACTTTATCATCAATGTAGAAAAATCAAGACACGTTCGTGAAAAGTCTAAGATTCCAATTACGGTCATGTTCGAAGGTGGTCTTTCACGTTGGTCTGGTCTCATTGAAATGGCTCTAGAATCTGGTCATGTTATCAAGCCATCCAATGGTTGGTACTCAAAGGTCAACGTCGAAACAGGAGAAGTAGAAGAGAAGAAGTACCGATTAAAAGATACAGACACAAAAGATTTTTGGATGTCTATTCTTATGACAAAGTCTTTTCAAGAGTGGGTCAAAACGAACTATCAGATATCTGGTGCTCAGATGATGAAAGATGACGACATCGATAAACACCTAGCAGAAATTGAGGACGATGAGGATGAAGATATTTTAAGAGAGGAAACAGAGGCATGATCACCAACGCAGACTATATTTTTGTTGAACGAAATCCTGATGAGACGAGCTATGTTAAGTTAACAGGTGAGTCCCCATGGAATGGTACTGTTTTTCAGTACGGTAAATTAGCTTTGCACGAAAACATTGAAGCAGATTTTATGGAATTGAGTTTCACGTATAATGTTATAGAATCACCTCTTCGAAAAGAAATGTTAGAAGAAGACGTTAACTTTAAAAATTATATCGGTGAAGTTCTAGGGCATATTATCGATGATGCAGTAAACACAGGAGAGTATCAGATTGGAACACGAGACAACAAATCAACAAGCCCAACACGCGACACAACTTCAGGAGCTAATCTTAAAGAATCTGATAACGAATGAAACCTTCACCCGAAGAGTTATTCCGTTTTTGAATCGTGAATACTTTGATTCGTCATACGGAGAAGTATTTAAAGAGGTTGTTAAGTTTGTAGACAAGTACAATAAACTACCTACACCCGAATCATTAACAGTAGAGCTTTCGGAGTCTGCTTCAAATGAAGTAATGAGTTTGGTTAAATTAATATCTCAGCCACAAGAGGTTGCCTGTGATACCGAATGGTTGATTGACTCCACAGAAAAGTGGTGTCAAGACAAGGCGATTTATTTAGCCATCATGGAATCTATCTCTATCATTGATGGAACACACAAGACTTTAGCCAAGACCGCTTTACCAGATCTTCTGAGCAATGCTCTTGGCGTTTCCTTTGATTCAAATATCGGACATGACTACATTAAGGACTCGAGCGCTCGGTATGACTACTATCACCGAACCGAGTCGAGAGTTCCATTTGATCTAGATTACTTCAATAAAATTACAAAGGGTGGTTTGCCTAACAAGACATTGAATATTATATTAGCGTCGACAGGCGTAGGTAAGAGTTTGTTCATGACCCATACATCTGCTTCGGCTCTTATGGATGGTCGAAACGTTTTGTACCTTACCATGGAAATGTCCGAAGAGAAAATTGCCGAACGCATTGACGCAAACCTTATGAACGTGCCACTAGATTCGTTAGAGGGCATGACACGTGACACCTTCAAAACCAAGATTGATAAAATTGCTCAGAGAAATATCGGTAAGCTAATCATCAAAGAGTACCCTACAGGATCTGCTCATGTAGGACACTTTCGGGCATTGCTCAATGAACTCAAGATGAAGAAAAAGTTTGTGCCCCATATAATCATGATCGACTATTTAAATATTTGCTCGTCTTCAAGGATGAAGGGCATGGGTGGTGCCATTAATTCATATGCATACATCAAATCAATCTCAGAAGAAATACGAGGGCTTGCAGTAGAGTTTGATGTCCCTATCCTTACCGCGACCCAATCCAATCGAGACGGTTTGTCTAATACTGATGTCGATCTGAGCAATACCAGCGATAGTTTTGGAACCCCTATGTCAGCAGATTTAATGTTTGCTCTCATTTCAACCGAAGAGCTAGAAGGTATGGGTCAAATCATGGTCAAGCAATTAAAGAATCGATACAATGACCTATCAAAGCATAAGCGTTTCGTGATCGGTGTGGATCGTGCCAAGATGAAACTGTATGACGTAGAGACTTCTGCTCAAACTCTTGTACAAGATACACCGAGTTATGATAACTCCCCGAAGTCCTCAAACGATAAATTTTCAGGATTCAAAGTATGAACAAGACCTATACTCGAACTATAAGTAAGGATGGTAGCATCTCTTTGCCTAAAAAGGTAGTCAAGCTATTAAGAGTAAAACCTAATGATCAAATTAAGTTTGTGGATAACATGGATGGTAGTCTTATGCTTATGAGTGATTTTTTGATGGAAGATGGATATGTAGAAATATCTAAATTGGAAAGTGGGGACATGAAAAGATATGCAAGACTCTATATTTGCAAATCAAAAGATCACTATATTGTAGATATGTACGAAAATAGTAGGCTAACATATTCTAGAAAGATTTCTGGTACGCACACTCAAAACTATGTAGAAGACTGTGCTGAAAATTGGATTTTAAAATGTGGAGAATTTAAAAATGAAAGTAATGATACAAAATAATTCAGGATACAGTTTAAGCGTGTCTAAAGAAAAGACTAAAGTCGATATGTTTGAAATTGTTTTTCATCGAACCGTGTTGGGAGAAGACCCAAGAACCAATACTTTTTATTTTACCGAAAATCAATTGAAAACCCTTTCCGAGGTACTGATGAAATGAAAGTAAAACTTGTATCGTACTCACAACCAACAGAAGATTTTATCGGCGATGGGCTAACCAACTTACAAGACTTAGTTGCATATTGTGCAAGGGTGTCTAATCCCTCTAATCAACTGAACAAGGACACCAATGAAAAATTGATCAAGTATCTTATTAAGAATAAGCATTGGAGCCCACTCGAGATGGTTTCTGTTTGCATGGAAGTCGAAACAACTCGAGATATTGCCAGACAGTTTTTGCGGCATAGATCCTTCTCTTTTCAGGAATTTAGCCAAAGATATGCAGATCCTACCAAAGACTTGGATTTTGTGATTCGAGAAGTTCGATTACAGGATACTACGAATAGACAAAACTCTATTGGTATAGATCTTCAAACTGACGACGGTAGAAGGCTTTCATGGATGTTCGAGGCTCAACAACTAAAGGTTATTGAAGCCGCGAAAACTGCCTACGCTTGGGCGATCGAAAACGGCATTGCCAAGGAACAGGCTCGAGCAGTTTTACCAGAAGGCTTGACCGTTTCGCGCATGTACGTGAATGGTACCCTTAGGTCTTGGATCCACTACTGTGAGCTTAGGTCTGCTAATGGTACACAGTTAGAACACATCGAGATCGCCAAGGCATGTAGTGAGGTCATCGCCAAGGTGTTTCCCCTGATCAACGAATAAGGACAAACGCCCGTTGTTCATCTACACACAAGGTATAAAAAATAGTATACCTTGTGTGTAGATTCGTGTACAATTAACGTATAGATAACCAAACATATAAATATACACATGAAAACCTTTAAATCCTTCCTAGCCGAGCAAGTCAAAATTTCTACCAGAGAACAGGTAGAATCAATCATTGCTTCGTATAAAAACGCCAGCGAGATATTGAATCCTGACTATCAGAATTTAGCTCAGAGAGCAAATAACATATTGTCAAGATATTCGGAATTGGCTAAAAAACCTGTATGGGATTATTTCAGAGATCTACGTCAATATGACGAGGTCACTGATTTAGACTATGGATGGGGTATTGGTTTATCTTTAAATGGTTTGTCGACCTTCGAGAAAAAATTAGATAAAATTAAAAAGACGAAATACCCAGCCGAAGTAAGTGGCGTTGTAAAAAAAATTGTTTCTGTTGCCGATAATATCTTGAGCGATTGGAAACAAATCTCTATTGACATGAAAGCCTTAAAGCTCAAAGTCGTAAAGGTTACTGTAAAGCGTCAACAAGAAAAAGAAGTCAAGACAGAAATACTTAAAGGTAAGTTTCGTGATTCTTCTTCCTTGATAAAAGTACTCGAGAGTCATTTAGAAGAGTATAAGGAAAGGGCTAGAACAGAGTCTACGAAATTTGTTAAATCTAAGCTCGATGCGCTGGCCGCAAAAAATTGGGATTTAAGTGTCGTGGCACCTCGACCAAATAGTAATAATTCGAGAGAAGAATATATGAGAGCAATTGCTCGTAGATCTATCTATGAGTTATTGACTGATTCAAAAGATAAAACGCCACGATCCACATCAGATGTTCGTGTAGTTCGCGAATTGGGTGTTGCTAAATATATCAAAGATAGCGTAGACGGAGCCGAGCAAAGCTATCGGGAGTTTATGCAAAAGATGATCGAGAAAATTGGCAAGCCAGTTGTAACTGCGAAGTTTTTGGGTAACATCTGGACAGGTTCAGTTCTTGATGTCGTAACAAACGATGGCGAAAGTCAGCGCTGGAACACTAAGATGATCATTAACTTTTCAAAGTATCAGAAGATGTTTAATCAGTTTCCTACAACCAGAAAAAAATAATAAAATAAGGGTTTTAACATGTTAGATATAATTTCGTTTTCTTCTTTTGTGGCATTGCAGGAGGGTGTAGTAAACCCTGCAATGCTTGGCGATAAAGATATACAAAAATTAGATAAAATGTTAAAGAACCCTAGGGCAAGTGAAATAGAAAAAAGAGACTCCTTGGCTAGTATACATGCCAAATATTTGCCCCTGATTACAAGTGTGATGAATAAGTTCCAATCTCAGGTCAAACGAGAAATGGGAAACCTACCAAAGGTAAAGTTTTTAGCAGGAACCAAGCCCTTCGAGTCTCTTATATCTAAAGTGATTTCCCGAGGAAAGAAAATATCAGAGATAAACGACCTAGTTCGTGGGGCAGTTCTATTTGACACCAAGGAACAAGCAGACGCCTTTGTTAAGAATTTCACTAGGAGAAACTCCTCTAATGTGGTAGAATATGAAGTGAAGGATAAGGGTTCAGACACTACGTATGGTTATTTTGGTTCTCACCATATAGGGCTCAATATTGATGGTATAATTGTTGAGCTACAAGTGATGACCCGAAAGCTTTGGAATTACAAAGGCTCGGCACACGTTATTTACAACAATACCCGAGAAAAAAAGGGAGGCCCTAATAAGTTTGACATTTCTCAGTCTAAGAAAATCTTTGCTTTAGGGAATCGTCCCGGCTATGTAAAAGATGATTGGGATTTAAGTGAGCTAGAAGTTATTCTGGAAACTAACGATGAAGCACCGTTTCGATATTGATAAATTAAGTTATGTTGCCGAATTTGTCGGTGATCATGAGTTCATATTTTATGTAGATGTGGTTGAGTCAAAAATAAACCCCTATGTTATGTCTAAGGAGTGTTTAAGTTTTGGAGATGTGTCTCCCTTAAAGATTTTTAGTAAGATTGACTCTAAGGATGTCTTTAAGATTAAAAGTCACTTGGCTAAATTTATAGATAGCGTCTTAAGTCGATATGATCCTTATTACTTCTTCTATCGAGCAAACGAGGATCATAAGCGCTCGGTGTACTACAAATTCGGTCTTTACATTGCAAAAAAATACGGCTATAATATGTATGTAGATGACGTATTGGGTAAATTTAGTTTTTATAAGAGTTAAATATGAATGTTCATGTGACTGGTGGGAACAAACTTCAAAAAGAAATTGCTCGTCAATTATGCGAATTCTTCAAGGCTAAGTACCTCAGTAAGTTCAAAACAATACGGATAGACATTTCTATTGAAAAAAATCTAGCCGAAGATTGTGGCTGTGATGGAGCTTGTACGCCCATTGGTGGAAATCGTGGTCGAGAGTTTGAAATAGAAATTGATCGTGATTTGTCTTTGATTCAGTTTATGAAAACATTAACGCATGAGCTTACTCATGTTCGTCAATATGTGACAGGCGATATGGTAGAGGTCAAAGGTAAAGAGCCGAAGACGTTATGGAAAGGAAAGGACTACTCTAAGGTTTCGTATTCAAAGCAACCATGGGAGCGTCAGGCGTTTCGACTTCAAGAAAGTTTGTACCTAGAATTTTTAGCGAGTACTCCGTCAATCAAATAAAATTTCACTAAGAGACTAAGGTCAAAAGTGATAACTTTGTTTTTATAAGGAATAATTTTTGTTATGAATATACCCCACCTTGAGAACGTCGCCAAAGAAATAGCGAAGTCTCGTCATTCTGGAATGGTTGACTTGTTAGGCGTAGACTATTTCTCTGGTCATCTAACATCAGTTGCCAATGGCGTTTTAGGTGACTCAATTCTTGTGGCAATCGCATATCTTCACGATGTAATAGAAGACACTGATATTTCACCCGCCAACCTCTCTAATGTATTAATAGCCTCATCCGATAATATGTATGACGCATCTATCGTCAAGGATGTTGTCGATGCTGTCGTGGCTATGTCTAAGGTTTCAGGTGAGACCTATAACGAATACTTAGCGCGTGTCGCCTCTAATCCTTTATCAGTAAAAGTTAAGATAGCAGATATTATGAATAACATGGACGAATCACGTGGAATTATTTCTGATCACAAATTCGTTAGCAGAAGAGTTAAGTACTCGGACGCATTAGTCTATCTACGTGGAATCGACTCGCAATAGGATTTAAATATGTTATTAAAACTGAGAATTTTATATAATTTATCTTTCATGTTGGTCTTGTTTGTGTTTTTATCGGTGGCAACTTACTCTATGATAAGACCAACTCCTCCTCAGGTTTTCAATGTTTCTAGTATTCAAACCTTTGATGCCCTTCCCTTGGTCACTGAAGTTATATACTATAAAAGGGATCCAATAAAAATCACAAAAAAAGACCTTGATTGCCTCGAAAAGAACATATACTACGAGGCAGGTGTAGAGAATAGAAATGGTAAGATCGCAGTTGCTCAGGTGACCTATAATCGCCTAAAGTCTGGGAAATGGGGGGACACCTTTTGTAAGGTGATATATGCGCCACATCAATTTTCTTGGACTAAACAGCGTAAAAAGGAAAAGCCCAAAGGTGCGTTATGGGAAGAAAGTAAATCAGTCGCGAAAGAGTTCGTGAACGGAATCCGTATACAATCCCTTAAAAACTCCATACACTATCATGCCACATGGATAGATGAGCCTCACTGGGCAGATGAAGAAAGAATAGTTAAGACCATTGGTCAACACGTCTTTTACAGTCAAATACGTTAGTACTAGTCGAAATAAATACTACTCAAAAGTTTATTTTATATAAATATAAGTAATTGAATATAAACTTGTAACAGGCCGAGGCATATAAATTTTCGCCTCACTCCTAATGGGAAAGTATAAACTAGTATGAAAACATTTAAAGAATTTTCGTTGGACGAACAACTATCAACCCAATCAAGGTTGAAGAAAAAGCAGTCGTTACGAAGAAATAAAGCTAAAATAAAACTAGGAAAACTAAGAGCATCAAGGAAGCTTGCATCTCAGGACGTGATCGCAAAACGCGCCAGACGTGCCGCGAGAGCCTTTATGTTCAAGAGACTAGTAAAAGGTAAAACAAAAAACGAGTTGCCTTACTCATCACGTCAGACATATGAGAAAATCATAGATCGTCGCAAGGGCGCCGTAGATAAATTAGCAAAACGCCTTATCCCTAAAATTAGAAAAGCCGAGATGCAACGTAAGTTAAATCGTCGTCAGGCTCAAAGTGGGAGCGTCGCCAAAAATGATTAAATCCTTTTCGGACTACCTACAAGAATCATCACGTGAAATTACGATCGTGCGTGGCGCATTTAATCCACCCATAGAAGATCATGAAAAACTTTTCGAAGCCGCCTCTAAGCTATCGGGTGGTGGAAAGTATCGCATACATGCAACAAAACTATCAGGAACCCCTAAGGCTCCTTTGGTGTATGAAAATAAAATAAAGTACATGAGGAAAATGTTCCCACGACATGCCAGAGCTATCGTGTTAGATTCGCATACCTCGGTTCAATCCATTCTGTCTGATTTGTATAGTGAAGGTTATACGAAAGTTAACATTGTCACAGAGTCAAAAGATTCTAGGTCATACGAAGCGATGATCTCTAATTCAAATAGAAAAGAGACAAGACACGGGTTCTATAGTTTTTTACCTTCGGACATTCAGATCGTTTCTGTTCAGATGAACGAATCAAAAATTAAAAATATAACCGAATCTGTTGAGACCGAAAGCTTTCAAGATTTCTGTTCACTTCTACCTTCAACATTCAAAGAATCAAAAGACCTATACAATGACGTTCGTGTAGGCATGGGACTTTTACCCATGAAAGATTTTAGAACTCACCTACGACTAGAAACTGTTTCGGATGTACGCGAATCGTATATCATGGGAAATTTATTTAATATCGGTGATGAAGTGGTGATCAAAGAGTCTAATAAAATCGGTAAGGTTGCGCTCTTAGGATCAAATTATGTTTTGATCGAAATGTCAGACGGTTCTAAGGTTCGTAAGTGGTTGGAGTCCATAGAACGAGTCGGAGAGTATGACGAATACGAAGAGATCAACGAGGCTTGGTTTAAAGATCTTTTAGATAAAGTGTCTAAGGTCACCAACCGTGGTGGGTATCGAGAAGCATCAAAAATTCTAAAGATGGTTGTTGACAAAAAGAAAAAAGATGGAACTTTAAAACATCCGACTGGTTATTATGCAATGAGAATTGCAAAACAGTTCAAGGGTAACATAAACCCACAAGAATTGTTAAAGATGATCAGCGAAGAAGAAGAGCGTCCTGTGGGAACTACAGGAGTATTGAAAACTGCAGACTACAAAATTTCACCTACTACGGGTCGAAAGGTTCGCGCACACACCATCAATTTGAATAGAAAAGTAATTAAACCATCGACGAAGATAGAATCATTTTCTTCGTTCAACACAAAACAATAAAAATAAGGAAGTTAAGTAATGGACTTTTTCAAACTTAGAAACGAAGAACTCGGAAAGCATAACGAGGTCGGTACTCCAGAGGTGGTGGCAAAATTTAAGCGTGGTACCCCAGGGCAACTCTCTTCTCCCCCTGCTCGTCAACCCGCGCGTCGTGGTGACAAGCTCAATACAAAAATGGGTAACTATACTAAAATTACACAAAAAGAAATTGGCGTAAAGAATAGTTTCTCTGAAGAGAAGAAGGATCCTTGTTGGAAAGGCTACAAGGCAATTGGCATGAAGAAGAAGGGTGGTAAGTCTGTTCCTAACTGTGTTCCTGTCAAAGAGTATGTCGACGCAGATCTGAGTGAATCTATCATTCAAGAAATGCAGGGTGCCAACATGGATACTCGACAAGTTCATTCGCATTTAAAAAAGGGTGGCTGGTCTCTTACTCGAACTAGTGGTGGACATGACGTTTTTACACACCCAGATTCTGAGAATCATATTTCGGTGCCCCGTCACAAGCAACTAAAGGCTCCTTTGATTTTAGGAATTTTAAAGACAGCAAAAACCGCCAAACCGTCTAAGCCCACCAAACCCATTGAAGAGGCTAAAAAGGCGCCTAGTTATAATTTATACCATAAAGATTTTTCGGGCGCCATGCAACATGCATATGATCATGCAAAAACAAAGTACGGCATAACAATTCATCCAGATGAGATTGATAACAAAGTTGCCATAGGCCCAAAAAAACCATCAAGTGGAAAAACAAATTCATATAGATTAAAGGGCGACAAGGGGACTATACAAGTTCAGGTGGCAAACCTCGATAATAAAAGATATGAACTAAACATGTACAAAGAATCATTGGACAAGAAAGCGAATGTCGGAGATTATGTTTCGGACTTCAAAAAATCAGATGCTCCACAGTTCAAGGGAAAGACTAAGAAAGAACGTCAGAAAATGGCAGTCGCGGCATTTTACTCTTCTAAGAAAGGGTAATACCATATTATGGCTCAGTATAATAAATATATACAGAATATATTCAACAATAAGGAATGCAATAATGCCGTCAATATCAAATACCACAACTAGAACACAGTTGCAGGACTTGGAAAGAAAAATGGATCAACATATGACTCAAGCAAAAAACTCTGAGGGACGTATGCATCGTATTGAGGATAAGTTGGATCAGTTAGCCGAGGCGGTTATTTCTATTGCGCGAGCAGAAGAGAAAATTGCAATCCTAATGCAAGATACTAAAGATATAAAATTTTCATTGGCAGATACATCACACAGGATACAACAAGTCGAGTTAGCCGCTCGTTCTAATGAATCAGATCTAAAGATACTAAACAAGTTCTTCTGGCTAATAGCAACAACATCAATAACACTGGCTGGGACTGCGATCCTCATGGCCGTAGAAATTTTTTAAAGGAATAAATTCAAAATGATGCAAGACGAAAAAACAAAAACCATAGCCGAAGCATACAAAACCATGAAGGAAGCCATCGAGATTGTTGCTCCTACTAAGTCTAAGGCTTCTTCGACCATGAAGAAAGACGACGGTGATGAAGACGACTATCGCGACGGTGACGAAGACTGCGAAGGCAACACCAAAGACCTAAAAGTAAAACAAAAGGGTAAAAAAGTTGTCAATGAGTTGTCAAAAAAGACTCTTGGTAATTATTCAAAAAGTGCTACATATGATTTAGTATCAAGATCAATTGCTCTTGGAAGTGCCTCTAGAGGTGACTCAGAAAAAGAGAAAGCCGATGCAAAACGTTTTGCAAATAAAATCCCTAAACGATATAAAGGTATCAACAAGGTAACTGATCGTCTAACCAAAGAAGCATTTGATAAAGTTAAACCTGAAATGAAAACGAAAGATTTAGGGTATGTAAATATAGGTGGTGCTAGAGTCAAAGACACTCCAGAAGATAGATTAAAACATCATCAAAAAACGTTTCCGAATGCCAAAACATTACCTAAAGCTAATGAAGAATTAACAGGCGGTCAGAAAAAGATCGACAAGAACAAGAATGGCAAACTTGACGCTCAGGATTTTAAGATGCTTCGTAAAGAAGATACTGTAAACGAATTGTCAAAAAAGACTCTTGGATCTTACATTAAGAAGGCATCAGACTCTTCTGCCTATGATGCAAACATGCAAGGATACAAGTCAGGGCTGAATCATTCAAAATTTAACAATTCAGAAGTTGGTAAGGTCGAGAAGAAACGCTCTAGTGGTATTTCAAAAGCAATTGGTCGTTTAACCCAAGAAGATACCGAACAGTTAGACGAGTTATCTAAAGACACTTTGAAGTCGTATATTAAAAAAGGCACTAGGTCTGCAAATAGCCTCAGCAAGAGAGCAGACAAGTCATACGACAAATCGCGTTACGCCTTTGCTCCTTCGTCTATTGACAAGCATGCAGAGAATTCGGCAAAATATGATGCAGATTCCAACAAGCGAAGAGTCGGGGTAGATAAAGCAAAGGGTCGTTTAACCCAAGAAGATACCGAGCAGTTAGATGAGTTGTCGAAAAAGACTCTTGTATCTTTTATTAAAGCTCGTGATAATGATTCAACTAAAATTAACGATTATGATAAAAGAAACAAAAGAAACAAAGGTGTTCAGACAGCTATAAATAAGTATTTGCAAAAAGATAAAAACAAAGCGATGATGACCAAAGAAGATACCGAGCAGTACGATCACGTAGAAGAGTCTTTGTCTGGGCCACAGGATCGTGAATGGATAGAAAAGATGGAAAGACACGAACGTCTACACGCCTATCACAAGCGTATGGGCAACCACGACGAAGCCGCGAAACACAAAGCGGAAGTCACTAAGCTCGAACGACACAAGGAAGAGTCTAATATGAAAGAATGGACAAATGAATATCAATGGAATTGGGATGCAATCTCAGAAGCTTCTGAGAACGAAATTGACGATTTGATTGAGCAAATGAATGACGAAGAGTACGAGTCTTTTGTTGCAGAGTTTGATGAGTTGCAAGAAGGTAATAATATGTATCAGGCGTCGACTAATAGTAGACAACCTATGGACGCGAATGGTCGAGAGAAATTAAAGCCACGCGCTCAGGCAGATGCCGCGTTCTATGACGAGCACGAAAGAAATAAGACCGTGGTAGATTACCCAGGCAAGGTGAAGCCTACAAACAAGGTTCAAAGACAAGCAAAAGTTCGTGGTGGTGAAAACCGTAATCCCGAGCCCATGAAAACTTTGTCGGACTTCCGAAAGGGCGTATAAGACAGTAATCTGATTGTGTAGATCTTAATCCTCTACCTTGGTCGTAATAAATAAAGCTATAACGACTAATACTTTAAGGTAGAGGATTAATTTATGCATTTGTTTGATGAATTGAATGAAGAGAATTTTTTATTGTTCGCTTCTAAAAACTATAAGAACCCACAGTGTACAAACATACAAGAATTTTATGATGACGTGTATCGATTTAAGTACATCAAAAAACTATTAAGACGATACGAAAAGAACGGTGATCTACAAGAAAGGCTAATTCTAAATCATATGTTAATTTTGTATAACGTCTTTGATATAGAAAGCGCCAACAAGATGATGTTCTATAAGATCAACTCTGAACACTGGCCAGCTCTAAAAACGTTTTTAATTTATTTGAACTTTATCAAAGAGAACGAATATGTTGAAATTCCTCTCGAAAACCAAGTTGTTGATGCCCTAAGGAAATTGTAATGGGAATTCTCACCCAAGCCGCAGACACCTACTACGCCTACAGATTTTTACGCCTTCTCACCACGCCATGGAAAGAGACGGATGCATTCGAGCAAGGGGTCATAGATGATAATGGTAAGCTATTGATCAAGCCATCTAAGTTTACGACAAAGGAACAAAAAAATTCGTACACCTACTTTAATCGATTGGTGTTTAACATTAAGAGGTTATTGGAAAAAGCGCCTGGGTCTAATAAACTAGGCTCCTACATCGCCGCCCTATACCTGATCAGAGAAGAACTTGGCTTATCAGATTCTCACGTCCAAAGTATAGCCAAAAAAATGAACCTAGAACTTTCTGAAAACCTTACAGAATCATGGTACGTTTCCAAAGACTCCCGTCTTGAGGTAGGAACCTATACACTAACCACGGACATCGCCTCTTCACTAACAGGTGATATCGTAGGGACTTCGGGTAGTCGAGTAGTCGTCAAAGAATCAGTTCTACCAATCGACTACATTTTAGATCGTCCGATATACCCTGTCACGCACGGAATAACAAAACAAATTTTATACATAACACCTACGGATTTAATGAGATGAAAATAAAAAGCTACAAAGAATTTCAAAAAGAAGAAGCGCCTGTAAATTCAACGGGTGGAGCAATCGACATGAATCCTACAGGGAAAAAGTCTAGACTCTTTAACAAAATGGATCGTCGGTCAAGGTGGGATGTTAAGAATTTGTATAATCGAGCCCGAGGGTTAAAGTGATGCGCGTGTTGACCGTCCCAGGCATTGGGGATATTCATTGGGTTATGCTCAAGATGCAATCGTGGATCGAAAAAAATTGTCCAAACGAAAAACCCGAAATATGGATATGGAACTTCGACGGTCGACCAAGATCCGAAGAATTCGTTAGGCGCATACCCTTTGTTAAATTTGGTGGCTATTTAAATGAATCCGTAGAAATAGATAAAAGAAAACTCCATCAATCCTATCACAAGGGAAGTTGGTCAGAAGCCTTTAACTTTCACGGATTCGACTGTTACCTTTGTGTAAACGGTGAACTACGTGTTGGGCAAAAGATGGATAACATTTTGTCTAAGTATAAAACAAATTGGGACTATCCCATAAATCTTAAGGGCATACCTAGTAGTAAAATAAAAGAACCCTACATCATATTTTATTTTTCGGATCACGGTATGTTCAGAAAATGGGTCGAGCACATGCCTGTAGAGACCATACAACATTTTCTATCGACCATAAAGGGGTACAGACTCATCCTAACAGGATCAGAATGGGACTTTCCCTTTAACGAAAAAATAAAGGGCGACAACATAGAGAATATGTGTGGAGAGACTTCCCTTGATGATCTGTTGTCCCTGATTGTACATGCAAATGCATTTGTTGGTTGGTGTGGGGGAAACACGATCATATCACCACACCTAGGAACACCTACACTAATGTTGTGGTCAAATCACTTTAACCACAAAAGGTTTCAGACTAATTGGGTCAAGCCAGAAAATATTGGTACGCTGTACAGACTTATGAACGTCGAAGATATAACCGAAAAAAGATTCACTCAAAATTTAAACAAGTTATTAGAAGTTAAGGCTAAGAAGTAAAAATACTGGATGCTATATAAGTTATAATACGAGATTAGCGTAAACGATTTTTGTCATTTTAAAAGAAATAATTGGAGAGTGAATTTTGAACATCAATATTACCAAGCGAGACGGTCGTCTAGAACCTTTCAATCTAGACAAAATTCATAAGGTGTTAGAGTGGGCGACCGAAGGGATTGCCAACGTTTCGATTTCGGAGATCGAACTAAAGGCTAACATCCAGTTGTTTGATAGCATTCCTGCATATGACATTCATGAGTTGTTGATCAAATCTTCTGCAGAGTTAATCTCAGAACACACGCCGAACTACCAGTACGTAGCCTCGAGACTAGTCAACTACAAACTCCGAAAAGAGGTATACGGAAAATACGAACCCGACACATTACTAGACGTTGTTCGCGCAAACGTCAAGCGTGGCGTATATGATTCAGCCATCGTTAATAAGTTTAGTATGACCGAATGGATTGCCCTAAATGGCATGATCAAACACGAACGTGACGATACCTTTACATATGTTGGTATGGAACAACTTCGTGGGAAATATTTGGTTCAGGATCGCTTGACCAAGACCCCATATGAAACGCCTCAAATTTTGTATGCCATGGTTGCTACGACTCTCTTTGCAGATTATCCAGTTGACACTAGGATGAAGTGGATTAAAGATTACTATGATGCCATTTCACAATTCTATATCTCTTTACCTACACCTGTTATGGCTGGAGTTCGGACACCTACTAGACAATTCTCTTCGTGTGTGTTAATTGAGTCGGGAGATTCTCTAGACTCTATCAATTCTACTTCAACGTCAATTGTTCGATATGTATCAAAGAAGGCTGGTATCGGAATTGGTGTCGGTGCCATCCGAGCCTTGGGTTCACGCATTGGAGACGGGTCAGTTGTTCATACTGGTTTGGTTCCATTCTTAAAACATTTCCAATCTGCGGTGTCGAGTTGTTCACAGGGTGGCGTGAGAAATGGCGCCGCGACAATCTATATACCAATTTGGCACCTCGAGTTTGAAGACTTAGTTGTATTAAAAAACAACAAGGGAACCGAAGAGAATCGAGTTCGCCAAATGGACTATGCATTCCAATTTAACAAATTGATGTATGAACGTTTGTTGACGGGTGGAGACATCACACTATTTTCACCTAGTGATGTTCCTAATCTATTTGAGTCGTTTTATTCTGATCAGAATAAATTTAGACACTTGTATGAAAAATACGAAAATGATCCGAGCATACGAAAAAAGACTATGAGCGCCATCGATGTGTTTAGTAAATTTTTAACCGAAAGAAAAGAGACGGGTCGAATCTACTTAATGAATGTCGATCACGCAAATGATCATGGTGCATTTATTCCTGAACTTGCGCCTATTAGACAATCTAATTTGTGTACCGAAATTAATCTTCCCACCAAGCCATTGAATTCTGCAGACGATCCTGATGGTGAAATTGCCTTGTGTACCCTTTCGGCTATCAATTGGGGTTTGATCAATCAGCCAACAGATTTTGAAAAATACTGTACTCTATCAGTTCGAGCCCTTGATGCGTTGTTAGATTACCAAGATTATCCAGTACTTGCGGCTAAGACCTCGACAATGAACCGAAGACCACTAGGGATTGGGATTATTAATCTAGCCTATTTCTTAGCCAAGCGCGGGTTGAAGTACGACAAAAATTCTTTAGAAACCATTAATAGTTTTGCCGAAGCATGGTCGTACTATTTAATCAAAGCCTCTGCAGACCTAGCAGAAGAGTTTGGAGCAATACCTCTAAATGGAGAAACCAAATACGGTTCAGGAATTTTACCCATTGATACATACAAAAAGGATGTGGACGGATTAATTCCCCATGTAGAAAATATGCCATGGCAATCTCTAAGGGATCAATTGAAGAGAACAGGTATTAGAAATTCGACGCTAATGGCGCTTATGCCGGCCGAGACTTCTGCCCAATTGTCGAACTCTACAAATGGCATAGAACCACCTAGGGCTCTGGTTTCGTATAAGCAATCTAAGGATGGTGTCATGCCTCAGGTTGTCCCGGGGTATCATCATTTGAAAAATAAATACGACTTGTTATGGGATCAAAAAACACCCGAAGGGTATTTACAAATTTGTGCAGTATTACAAAAGTACATTGATCAAGGAATTTCAGTCAACACCTCATACAACCCAGAGCATTTCGAAGACTCAAAAATTCCTATGTCTCAGTTGATCAAAGATGTTGTCACCTTCTATAAATATGGTGGGAAGCAATTGTACTATTCTAATACTCATGACGAGTCTGGAGAAATTAAGATTTATGGAAATAAACTCGATAAAGTAATATACGACGAAATAGGAAACAGTGGTGAAAATGATTGTGACAGTTGCAAAATTTAAGGGTTAAGAATAATGTCTAGTTCAGTTTTTAAAAAGAAGAAAAAGAGTCATCTTGAATCGAAAATGTTTTTCGATGGCTCTGTCGACGTTGCTCGATATGATGTAGTCAAGTATCCGATATTTGACAAACTTACCGACAAGTCTTTGGGTTTCTTTTGGAGACCCGAAGAGGTTGATATCACAAAAGACAAATCTGATTTTCATCGGATGACTCCACATGAACAACACATTTTTACTTCTAATTTAAAGAGACAAATTCTGTTGGATTCGGTTCAGGGAAGAGGGCCCACCGAAGCCCTACTTCCTGTTATATCAATTCCCGAATTAGAACCTTTGATCACGACATGGGCATTTATGGAAACGATACACTCGCGTTCCTATACTCATATCATACGAAATCTTTATGCAGATCCTTCGGTTGTCTTTGATAATATGTTAGACGTCAAGGAGATTTTAGATTGTGCTAAGGACATTTCAAAATACTATGACGACTTTATTTCTTACTCAAAATGGTATGATTTGCTTGGAGTCGGAACGCATACGGTCAACGGTGATACGGTGACAGTGTCGATGAAGGAGTTGAAGAAAAAGCTTTGGTTGATGATGAATTCTATAAATGTGTTAGAAGGCGTTAGGTTCTATATCTCTTTTGCGTGTTCATGGGCATATGCCGAACTAAAGAAAATGGAAGGCAACGCTAAAATTATTAAATTTATTGCTCGTGATGAAAATATTCACCTTGCAACAAGTCAAACTATACTCAAGACTTTGCCCAAGGATGATGCAGATTACGAGAAAATACGAATCGAGTGTGAGCCTGAAGTACTAGAGATGTTTGTTAACGCAGTCGAGCAAGAAAAGCAATGGGCAGAATACCTATTCAAAGACGGTTCGATGATTGGTTTAAATAAGAAATTATTGTCTGACTATATAGAATGGATTGCAACAAAACGAATGAAGTCTTTAGGCATCACGTCGCCTTATGTTGTTTCACAATCAAACCCTTTACCATGGACTGATAAATGGATTGGTGGTGGATCGGTTCAGGTGGCACCCCAAGAAACACAAATTTCTTCTTATGTTTTGGGTGGCGTGAAACAAGACGTTTCTTCTGACACAATGAAAGGACTATCCCTATGAGCGTTACGGTTTATACGTTAGACAATTGTGGCTACTGCAAAGTCGCCAAAGAGTTATTAAAATTTAAAGATGTAGTGTATACCGAAGTACATGTACCACAAGATTTTTCGACAAGAGATTTTATGACTAAATTTCCTAAAATCAAAACCTTTCCCTTAATTATAGAAAATGAGGGAGAGGTTATTATCGGAGGATTTACGGATTTACAAGAGTGGTTACTTAAAAAAGAAAAAACAAAAACTTTAACCGATGAAATAAAAGGACTAACCCTATGATAGAATGTTTTGCATGTGGTACGAACTTTGAAATTAAATTCGAAGACGAAGACACAAAATTAAATTATTGCCCCCACTGTGGTGAAGAGTCGGTTGACGAGATCATCATAGAAGATATTCAGGACATCGACGAATATTTTTATGAGGACGAAGACATTGATAAATAATTCCATGAAGATCAATATGGAGTTATTTGGAAATGTGGCTATACGAAAATAAAGAATACAACCCTACCGAGCTAGACCCCAAAGTAGTGTATGGGTTTGTGTACTTGATTGAGAACACACAAACCCATAAAAAATACATAGGTAAGAAGTTCCTATTTTCTTCTAAGACAAAACAGGTCAAGGGAAAAAAGAAGCGGGTCAAGGTTGAATCGGATTGGAGAACCTATTACGGGTCTTCTGAATCTCTTTGTGAGGATGTAAAATTGTTTGGGGTCGAGAACTTTAAGAGAACAATACTTCATCTTTGCGTTACCAAGGCCGAATGTGGTTACCTAGAAGCCAAAGAGCAATTTGATCGAAATGTATTATTGTCCGAAGACTATTACAACTCTTGGATCATGGTCAGAGTTAGAAAGGCACACATTAAAAGATTACACATGCCCACAAATGAAGTATAATAATATATTAATGAAAAGGTGAAATGAAAAATGTTTATTATTGATTATAGTGCCATATCGGTATCGGCTGTGTTAAGTCAAAAACTCGACGTCGACGAAAAGCTTATACGTCATGCGATCCTAAATTCTGTTAGATCGTACCACAAGATGTTTCATCGTGAATATGGTGAATTGGTTATTGCATGCGATTCAAAGTCCGAGTCATGGAGACGTGAGCAATTCCCTGAGTACAAATACAAAAGACGTGAGAAGAAAAAAGAGTCTTCTACAATTGATTGGGGTGAATTGTATCGAATCACTACCCAAGTAAAAGAAGAGTTGCGGGAAACTTTTAAACACTATAAAGTTATTCAAGTAGAAGGCGCCGAGGCGGATGACATTATCGGAACCCTAGTGTATGGTACTCAGGAATTTGGGCACCATGAACCTGTTATGATTGTTTCGGCTGATAAGGACTTCATTCAACTTCATCGGTTTAAAAACGTCAAGCAATATTCTACGAACACCAAAAAACTAGTCATAGAAAAGGATCCCGTAAGATTTTTACAGGAACAAATCTTTAGAGGCGACTCAGGGGACGGAGTTCCGAGCATCCTTTCGCCCGATGATATTTTTGTAAAAGGTACTCGTCAATCCCCTATTACTCAAAAAAAGATAGACTCATGGTTAGAGAACCGTCACGACCTAAAGAATCATTTGGGAGAAGAGATATATAAGAACTACTGCCGTAATGAGTCTATGATTGACCTATCAAAAATTCCCGAAGTAGTAAAACAGAAAATTATAAATACGTATAGTAGTACACCTACACTTGAAGCGAATGCGAACCAGATACTAACATATCTTGTAAAAAATCGTTGTAAATTATTAACTGAATGTATTGGAGATTTTTACTAATGGCTATAAACAAAGTGAGCAGTTATAACATTGATGAAATTCTACATAAAGTAGAATCACAAAAAACAAAAGAAGACAAGGTCAAGGCGTTACGCGCCTACAATACTTTGGCTCTAAGAAATATCCTTAAGGGTGCCCTAGACGACGAAATTGTTTTTACCCTACCCGAGGGAGAGCCCCCTTTTCGTAAAGCAAATCAGCATACCCCTTATTCAAATCTGAAAAAGCAGTCGATTAAGTTTAAGTATTTTGTTGTGGGTGGCGCTGGAGAGAAGCTTTCAAAGCTAAAGGTCGAGTCCATGTTTATCAAGGTACTTGAGGCCATACCACCCTCAGAGGCTCGGGTGGCGATCCTGATGAAGGACAAGCAGTTACATACAGAGTACCCTTCAATCACTAAGGAGATCGTCGTAGAGGCGTTCCCAGGGTTGATTGAGGGGTAGTCCCCACTAACAATAACAATAAGGCGTTGTCCAATCGTGTCAACCCAACGTAGTATGAGTATTATAATAATAACAGCCTCATACAATTATGAACCCCTTACCTACCTAGCCACTTCAAAAGAGTGGTTGGGCTTGTGAGGGGCTTTTTTATGCCCTAGGAGACCCCATAGAATAGCTTATATACCCATTATATGATGATAGTCCTATCTCAAACTTACTAAATACGGAGCAACACAAATGTATGGTTCAGACATAGAAAGACTCAAAAGAGACTCAAACGAAATTAGAAATCACGTTAAGAGAGTCGAAAAAAATGGAAATATGACCCTATCCTATAAGTTAAGACGAAAATATGAGTATCTAAATAGCTATATAGAAGAGTTGTCTAAAACCAACTTTTCTCAAAATTAATCAAATATATGTTGACAGTCCTATACAAATACTATAAACTCTATCTACGGTGGCCGGGGGTAGAGTATAGGACTGTCCCCATTACATTATAAAAACATTAGGGAATTGAAATGAAAATAGCAATATGTAGTGACGTTCACTTAGAGTTTGGACAACTTGAATTGAAGAACACAGAGAATGCCGAGGTTCTGATTTTGTCGGGTGATATTTGTGTTGCATCAGACCTGATGTACAATGATATGGACTCGCCTTTAAGAAGCAGTAAGTCTAATACCTATCATGAATTCTTTCAGTCGGTCTGCTCAGAATTTCCTAAAGTTATTTATATCATGGGTAATCACGAGCACTATCACGGTGACTTTGCCTATTCGTGTGACATCTTAAGGGATCGTCTAGATTATATAGAAAACTTACACATTCTTGACGAAGACACTTTACGGATCGGTGACGTTACGTTCATTGGTGGTACTCTATGGACAGACATGAATGGGGAAGATTTTACTACAGCCTGTTATGTTGCTCGTATGATGAATGATTTTAGGGTTGTCAAAAATTCTAATAATTTGGTGACTACTCAATACTCTTCAGAATTAGTTTCATCTAGGTTTACCCCTAATGACGCAGTCATTTCACACAAGAGCATGTTAAAGTTAATTGATTCGACTATTAAGAAAAATCCTGAAAATAAGTTTGTGGTGGTAGGGCATCATGCGCCTAGTAAATTATCAACCCATCCTAGATACAAAGAAGATGTCGAAATGAATGGCGGTTATTCTTCGGATCTTGATTTTTTTATCGAAGACCATCCCCAAATTTTATGTTGGACTCATGGTCATACTCATGAGCCCTTTGACTATTTCATAGGTTCTACTAGAATTGTTTGTAATCCACGTGGATATATAAATCATGAAGAGAGAGCAGATTTCTTCGAATTGAAGTTCATTGACGTATAAGGAATACAATGCCTACCTATAGATTTAAAGACACTAACACGAGCGAAGAATTTGATTTGTTTATGAGCATATCAAAAAGAGAACAATACGTGTTAGATAATCCTACGCATGAGGCGGTTATCACGAGTTCGATACCCCTTGTCTATGACCCTGGCACGAACCTAAAAATCGACGACGGGTTCCGTGAGGTTCTTTCTCACATCAAACACCGCTACAAAATCAACTCCATCAAGTCATACTGAGGTCAGATGAAAACGACACCCACATTCAAAGCCACCCCTAAGGTTAGCCCAAATAGTAAGGTCAGGCTCGAATCTCTATCAAAATTCGAACCCATATCAGACAAACAAAGAGATGTGGTCAAAGAGTACAAGAAGGGAAACAACCTTGTTCTTTCGGGTTCGGCGGGGACAGGGAAAACATTTCTGGCAATTTCTATGGCGCTCGAAGATGTCCTAGACAAAAACACAAACTATGATAAATTGATCATCATTAGGTCTATTGTACCGACTCGAGACATTGGCTTTTTGCCTGGGGATGAAGAGGAGAAGAAAGAAGTCTACACCGCCCCCTATCGCGCAATCATCCGAGAAATCTGCTCTAATGATTCTGGCGCATGGGCAAAACTAATTTCTACCGAAGAACTACAATTCATGTCAACTTCGTTCATTCGTGGTATTACTATTTCAAATGCGGTAATTGTAGTAGACGAAGCACAGAACTGTAATTCGCACGAGTTAGATTCTATCATTACTCGTATGGGTAGAAATTGTAAAATTATATTTTCGGGTGATTACTATCAATCCGACTTCACAAAGGAAAATGAGAAGAAAGGTGTGTTACAATTCTTTGAGATTCTAAAACAACTGAATCGATTTAGTTACATCGAATTCACTTGGCGAGACATCATTCGTTCTGACATAGTCCGAGACTATATTATGTCAAAAGAAATGATGAAAATTAACTTTTAACTTAACATAAAATATCATGGCAAAATTCAAACGATTCGACCCACAAAACAAAAAAGCGCGTCAAGACAAATACTTTGGTGCATCCAAGGAAAAGAAGTCAGACAAGCTAACACATCATGCAATGACTGAAATTAAACGTCGACAACAAGAGGTCAACGAAAGCCTCTTGACTTTTAATTGATGACAGAGGCAAGTCAAAAATATCTGTGTGATAGAAATTTAGAGGTGTGTTGCGAATCTGCATGCACCAAAGAACACATAGTATCTTACATAAAATACTTAGAAGATGAGGTCAAAAGTCTCAGAGAACTTCTGGGAGATCGTAATTGATATAAATAGAATAAAGTATATTCTAAAGGAACTAACAAGATGTTATCATTTTCCGATTACCTAATGACCGAAGAGAAAATTCCTCTTCGAGAAGATTATTTGTCTGAGCAACACGACATACTCCTAGAGAAACTAATTACTCTAGGTGGAAAGGCATACCCGAAGTACGGTAACATCGTCATCATGGCGGGTGGCGCAGGGTCGGGTAAGGGGTTCGTTAAGAACAAATTACTAGGTATGGAAGGATACAGTTTTGACGTAGACGAATTGAAAAAGTTGGCGGTGGCAACCCCAATGATTCAACAAAAAATTGCCAAAGAGTTAGGCGTCGATATTAAGGCTTTGGGCGCAAACATGAGAGACTCTAAAAATGTTGCAAAGCTACACGAAATCATCAACGACTACCTAAAGTTAGATGAAAAACGTTTGGCAACACTTTACACCTCTATCCTTACTGCACCCGAGGATCGTAAACCAAATATAATTTTTGATGTAACCCTTAAGAGTTTTTCTAAACTAATGTCGATCACTCGTCAGGTAAAGAACTTAGGATATGATAATAAAAACATTCATATCGTATGGGTAGTTAATGATGTCGAGGTTGCTATGTCTCAAAATAAAAATCGGGATCGTTTAGTGGCTACGGACATCTTTATTACCACACATGAGGGCGCAAGTCAAACAATGAACTATATTGTTAGTCTAGGTAAAAAACTGACCGAGTACATGGATGGTGATATTGTCTTTGCCTTCAACAAAGCAAAGGTCGATTCTACTATTGCCAAGTCAGATTCTGGTGGCATGTATGTCAAGGATGCAAATTTCTTTTATGTCAAAAAGTCTGGACAACAAGTCATGAGCCCGTCGAACATTTCAAAAGACCTAATCGCAAAAATTAAATCTTATGTACCCAAAACAAGAACTTGGTAATTTTTGTGCACAAACATTAAAAGTAGTGTATACTTAATAATTCTCTTTATGATGGAAATCAAATGAAAAGCAACCAAAGACGTAATAAAGAAACCATGTTAGGGGTTTATGAGTACTTGAATTTTATTAAACAGAACTATGCTGATTGGGCTAAGAGTAGAAATGAGGATCCAGAGATCTATGAAAGTATGGTTAAGGACTTTAATTCTTCTTTGGCTACGTATCGAGCACCTCAAGTAGTTAGAATTATTTCACGTGGCGCGGTTCACTCTATGGTCGTAATGAAAGAAGCTAGTAAGGTAAAGCGAGGTGATATTGTTGCTCCAATAAATTCAACAACACCACACATGGGATTCTCACACGGAAATGTGTTAATCAACAAATACAACTCTAATATTACGTGGGCAGGTCTACAATGAAAATAGATGTTAGCGATTATCGAGAATTAAGGGTTTCTACCTTTTCTCATAAATTTACAAGAGCTCCTAATTGGGTCTTTGTCGCATCTCTAAAGATTGAGAGCGCATTAGATCATGTATACGGAACCTACTACTTTGTTATGGATTTTCTGGTTCCTAGACGTAAAGTCTCTGTTGTCGTAGAAGATCATGACGTATACAACACAACAGAAACCTTAGCGATTATTATTGTTCCTACTCTTATTAAGTCTCTCGAAAACTACGATAATTATCGTTCGGTTGATAATGTAGATTTACCCGAGGAGTTACGCTCAAAGGGTCAACGTGTTACAGAATTTACATCAGATGGTTTAGAGAATCCTTTATTTAGAAAGCGTTGGGAATGGGTTATTTCTGAGATTACTTCGGCATTCTCTGCTTTCGATGATGACTCATTGAGTCGAGATAAACCAAATAGTCCTAGAGTTAAAAATGGTCTTCGATTATTTTCAAAGTACTTTTCAAGAATGACCTAAGGGGTTTGTATGACAAAAGATGATTTTGTTTTTTACATTTCGGCTTATGCCTATGAATATGATATTAAGTACACCCAAATAGATTTTGGGTATTTAGAACAAGATGAGAAATCAGTATTTCGTACTGTGGCTCAAAGAGTAGTTGATCATTTAGGAAAAACTCTCACATCCGAAGATATGGAAAATATGATAAACGGTGATGATTATAAACGTTTATATGATTTTGTAAAGGCTACCATCATACTCGTAAAAGTTTATGTCGAGACAAAATTAAAACTTGTAAAAGAATGTGGAAACTAACGGAGAATTAAATTATGATTTTATTTAAGGCGATTTGGGTTTTACTTTCTATAGCCTTCGGGTTGACCTTTTTGGTTTTAATGTTGAACTTTATCACATCATGAAAAAGGGCTTAATCGACATTTTATCGGATTCTGAAGTAGAGTCCCAGAAGTTTATTGAGTCTTTGTCTGTTCAAGAAATTGACACCTATACCCTAAGAAAAGCTTTTGCGACAGGTTACCTTTATGCCAAACTACAAGATATTCCTGAATTGAAATCACTATACGATTAAACAAAAGCGTGGTACAATTAGATTTAGTCAACATTAATAGGAGCATTAAGATGGAAGATTATTATTATGACTTCGCCGCTCAAGAAGAATCTGAACGCGATATGGAAAAATTCTTAGAGTGGAAATTGTCTGGTAAGGTTGGTGGTAGTATTCCTGTTCTATCTGCCTCTACAAAAGAAGCCTTAGACGCTATGAACGCACCACCAAGTCCTTAATTTTGAATCACTAATAAAGACCCCAATCTAACACGTTGGGGTCTTTTTTCGTGTATAATATATATGTAGTATGTTGATGTGGTTGTCGGAGAAATTATGGTTTATTATTTTGATATGGATGGTGTTCTTGCTGATTGGGTAGGTGGTTTTGAATCTATGTTCCCTAAGGTTAGTTATGCGGATTTTGGTTCTTTACCTGATATACACCGTGATGATTTTCGCTCTTGGATTGATAGCGATCCTAATTTTTATGCTGACTTGGTACCATTTGATCATGTCTTAGATGTAGTTCGTAAATTGGTCAGTGATGGTCATCGGGTCGAGATTCTTTCTTCGGTCGGTGAAGAGTTTCCTGATCTAATCATTGCAAAAAAACTAGATTGGGTTGCTCGTCACTTGGGTTCGGATATGGTTTGTAACTTTGTAAATAAGAGCAGTGAGAAGGCTCGATATGCTCATCCTGATGCAATACTGTTCGATGATCGAGTTAAGAGTATTGATCCATTCTCTAAGGCTGGTGGAATTGGTGTCTTGTATGATGGTCGTAGCGACGTAGATCTTAGTAGTGTAATCGACTCGATTTTGTGATATAATAAATCATAGGAGACAGGAAATGAGCAAAATTACCAAAACACACAAAGTAGCCAAGGCAATTCGAGTCGGACAAAACATCATTTTCAATGAGAAATTAGCCGATGGTCGTAGGTCTCTGAAAGTATATGGCTGGAAAACCAAAGAGTACGACTTGGCTAAACGTCTTCTTGAGTCTATGGGTTGTGATGTTAAGATGGTAAAAAGTAGAAAGTTCGACCCACATGCATGTCGAGTTGTCAACAACATTCGCTTGTATGTGTCCGAGAATTAAAATGGAGGATTAAAGTTGTGGGTTATTATCTAGATTTAGCGCAAGGGGCATACGAACAGTATGCCCATTTTACACAGTCAAACCAGTTCCTAGGAGCCGCGGTAGCGGCTTTTGTCTTAGGCATCGTGGGTTACCTTGCCCGAGATGTTCCTAGGAGCATATACGCATGGGTGAAGCGTCAGGTGACCGTTAGTTTCGAGTTGCCCTTTGATGGACAATGGCAGAACCAACAAATGTTCACTCAGTTAACGAATTGGTTTCATACCCATTCTAATGACTGGTTTTCTCGTTCCTTTTCCATTACTCAGTTCGAAGAAGACGATAGAATGTTTTTTGAAACAGGTAGCGAATCGGACGTATCCCACAAAATCATTTCGGGATCTGGTACCCATTGGGTTAGGTATGAAGGAAAATTTTACTGGTACTCTATTGAAATAGAGAAGGTTGGTTCTTCTTCGGCTAGTAACATTACCAAAAAGTCTTTGTCTGTCAAGACCTTAGGTATATCCACAAAAAAGCTACAAGCCCTCATCAAGATGATCGTTGGTGAAATTTCTCTAAAAGAATTTAAGCTGTACAGGTACCGTAATAATTATTGGGAAAGTACCTATGCATTCCCAAGACCTTTGGAATCGGTTATCACGAACCATACGATAAAGGAAGACGTAGTAGGGCATATCCAAAAGTTTATGGACTCTAGAAGTCGTTATATAGAGCTTGGTATAAATTATAAGTTATCCTTTCTCTTCTCTGGCGACCCTGGGACTGGAAAAACCAGCCTCGTGAAAGCCATTGCCTCTCACTATTGTATGAATCTATGTGTTCTGAACGTATCGGGTAGAGACGACGACGCCATTCAAAGTGCAATAGATAATATACCCAAAAGAGCTATTTTATTACTCGAAGACATTGATTGTGCCTCTGATTCGTTTTTGAGTCGAGAAGATAAGGAAGGAACCGTAAAGGAATCTAAAGAGACCACAGCGTTAAAGCCAAGGTCATCTACCTTATCAGGTATTTTAAATTTGTTGGATGGCGTGAATACTCCTGACTCTTTAATCATAATGATGACGACAAACTATCCTGATAGGATCGACTCGGCAATTTTACGTAAAGGTCGTACTGATCATCATGTGGTATTAACGTCTTTGGATGATAAATCTATTCGAAAGTATGCTAGTCATGCATATGGTGGGAAGAGAATAGGGTACGATGGGAATTTGAAAGATATTAAGGGTTGTGATTTACAAGGTTTGATTTTTGAAAATGAAAACATTAAAGACTTTGAGTTAGCACTAATAGAAGCTCAAAAACTTAACTAGAATATATACGATGGAGAACTGTTATGCGTAAACTTGCAAGTATTAGAACAATTGAAGCCATTCTTCCAATTGAAGGGGCAGACGCCATTGAGGTGGCTAAGATCGGTGGCTGGAAAGTTGTCACCCAGAAAGGCATTTATAAAGAAGGCGACGTAGCAATTTTTTGTGAGATCGATTCTTGGATTCCTCATGAACTTGCCCCATTTTTATCAAAGGGTAAAGAGCCCCGTGAATTCAATGGCGTAAAAGGCGAACGTCTGCGTACCATTAGATTACGTGGTCAATTATCTCAGGGTCTTTTGTTATCGTTGTCGTCCCTTGAAAATATTTTGTCAGAAACATGGGAAGATGGTACTGATGTTACCGAGTTTTTAGGTATTCAGAAATGGGAAATGCCAGTCAATGCCCAACTTCAAGGCGAGGCAAAAGGAAACTTTCCTTCTCAAATTCCCAAGACAGACTCTGAGAGAGTACAGAATTTATCAGCCTCGCTCATTACAGGTTTATACAAGAATAAAGAACGTTTTGAAGTTACTGAAAAGTTAGAAGGTTCGTCAATGACCTGTTATTTACTTGATGGCGTATTTGGTGTATGTTCGCGTAATATAGACTTGAAAGAAACAGAAGGTAATACGTTTTGGAAAGTTGCACGTCGTGAAAAGATTGAAGAAAAAATGCGAGTTGAGTTTGAACACTTCGAAGGTGTTGCTATTCAAGGGGAATTAATCGGGCCTGGGATTCAAGGCAATTATTATAACTTACCTGATCACGAGTTCTATGTTTTTGATATTTTTGACTGTGACGAACAAGAATATTTAAAATCTTCTGAAAGAGAATGTATTATAGAAGCCATTGATTTAAAGCACGTACCTGTTATAAAACATAGTTTTGCTTTGCCATTTCCATCGGTAGATCATTTATTAGAGATGGCAGAAGGCTCCTCTGAATTAAATGATAAGATTACTCGAGAAGGCATTGTTTTTAAATTAGTCAATGGGTCATTTAGTTTCAAGGCTGTATCTAACAAATATTTAATGGGTGAAAAGTAATGACTAAAAAAGAAACTTTATTCAGGCTCTTGTATCAGTCAAAGCTAGACCGAGAAATATACTCGGATTCAATACCTTCTGATTTATCTGATGTGTTCTTAAATGGGTATACAGATTCCCTTCATAAGGATTACTCTGAATTACTCAACGCATTCTTTGGTCCTCATACACAATCTATAGAATGGTTTCTTTATGAATGGGAGCCTGGATACGAAGTAGGAATTGGTGGTGGTGTTGTTACTAAGATACATAACATTGATGAGTATGTATCTTTTCTTAACACATTTGAAAACTTTGGAGTTGAATAAACTTACATGGATGAACAAAAGTACAGAGCGTTGGTTTGTGGTGGAAGAGAGTATTCCAATCAAGCTAAGATGTTTAGACTCTTAGATGTACTCAAAGAGTGTGAGCCAAACTTATTAATCATTCATGGGGGAGCAAAGGGTGCCGACTCATTGGGTGGTCAGTGGGCGTTAGATCGTGGCGTAGAGGTTCTTGTATTCCCTGCGGATTGGGATCAATACGGAAGAGGGGCAGGGTTTATACGAAATGCACAAATGTTAAAAGAAGGGAAGCCCAATTTAGTTGTTGCCTTTTCTGGTGGAAGAGGGACAGAACATATGATTCAGTCCTCGGAGAAGGCAGGTGTAGAAGTAGTTGTTGTTCGAGAAATAAATTATCAACCTGTTGAAATAAAACTATGGTGTGATGAGGTACTTGAAAAATGCTTTGGATTGCCAAAGGCTGAAGCATGGTGGGACTCGAATAACAAGGCATTCAACAACCGACCACCGATCGAGGCTTTTAAAAAGGATCTAGAGGGTGTAGTGACGTATCTACAGAAACACATTGGTGGGTTGTGGTAATAAAACGGTTGGTGTATAATTGGTGTATGTCCTAATTTTTTATTGGAAACCATTATGTCCTTTGCTCCTGATAATGTCTGCTTTGTCACTGGTGACAGTTCGATACTTGGATCGTTTCATGAAGTAGAATTTGGAAATTTCTTTGAGTTCTCTAAGAACAAAGATGAAGGAATTCCTCACTTAAGTGAGTATCCTCATAGAGTTTGGGTTACTACTCCTCGTGAAGGAATCGATCACGGATTTCGCTATGCGATCGTGAAAAAGACAGTCGCCTACATTGTAGTAGACGAAGACGATTACGGTGTTCCAGTTGTAGAGAAATGGAAATTGAAAAATAAGAATGATTATATTGCACCATAATCATTTTAACTTTGAGGAGATGTATGGAAACGCCTAAGATAAAGCCCAAGTGTTATCAGTTGATCGGTCTGCCTGGGGTAGGTAAAACCACTTGGGTCAAGAACTATCGAAAGAAAGTCGGCTCAACTTTTGCATACATATCCACCGACAAATATATTGAGTCATATGCAAGGAAATTTAAGAGCACTTACAACACAGTGTTTGAAGATGTCATCGGGGATGCGCTTCGTGTGATGGTAGAAGAAGTCGTCGAAGCTCGTAGAAAAAATAAAGATATCGTATGGGATCAGACAAGTACCACAGTACAATCAAGAAAAAAGAAATTCGAAATGTTACCAGACTATGAGCACATCGCCGTGTGCATATTAAAGCCTGATGACGAAGAACATCAAAGAAGATTGAACAGTAGGGAGGGAAAAATTATACCACCACGCATAATTAGTGACATGTCCGAAGGTTTTGTTTTTCCGTCTGAAAACGAAGGGTTCACCAAAATATGGGTCGTTGCGCCATTCCATGAATAAGAATACCCCCATAAAACTAACTGTCGCCATTGGCGATAAACGCCTTGATGCTTTCATGGAAAATACAGACGAAGAAAGCATAAAGGAACTCATCGATCTATTGTGCCTAGAGATTCTAGAAAAAGATCAGGGCTCACAAGAAAGTGATAATTTACAACATCAATCAAAAAACATTGACCAAAAGGGTACCTAGGTTCACTGTTTTGGGTTATAATTAATTGTAGTTAATTCATATAACTTTAAAGGAAGTATAAATGAATAAGTCGATTAAGCTAAATTTTTACTCGGATCCCGGTCACGGTTGGGTCAAAATCTTAAAATCTCGTCTTGTTGAATTAGGTATCGCTGATTCGATCTCTTCATATTCATATGAGCGCGGTGATTGGGCTTATCTCGAAGAAGACTGCGACTACTCACGATTACATAATGCATTTTTAAAGGTCGGTGTTGCGATGGAGTTACGTCACTTCAACGCCAATAAATATTCAAAAATTCGTAGCTACAACAGCTACAAAAAACCAGTTTAAGGAAAACTAAAATGGATAACTTCAAAAAATTAATTTCGGATATTCAGAACGGTACATTGTTCAATGAGTCCTTAGACTCAAATAAATTAATCGATCTTGGTCTTGCGATTAAGTTTCGTCAAAAAATGATTGACGAGGCTAAGGACGATAGCTTAGGCATTGGCGATAATGTTAATTGGTACTCCAAAAAAGACGATAAGAATCGTACTGGTTTTGTTGTGTCTAAGACTGCGAAAGTTGCGACAGTTCGAACCATACAGGGTGTTGTCAAAGTGTCAATTTCTTTGTTGACAAAAATCGATGACTGAAAAAGAAACTCTCTTTAGGCTCTTATATGAGTCTAAAGTTGCCAGAAACAAATACTCAGATTCAATACCCTATGATTTATCTGGGGTATTCTTAAATGAGTATACAGATTCCCTTCATAGTGATTACTCTGCCTTACTCAAGGCATTCTTCGGTTCTCATACACAATCTATAGAATGGTTTCTTTATGAGTGGAAGTCTGGTTACGAAGTAGGAATTGATGGCGTTAACACCAAAATACATAACATTGATGAGTATGTATCTTTTCTTAAAACATTTGAAAACTTTGGAGTTGAATAAACATGATTGATAAATTTGGAATACCATCATGAAATGGTTAGCGTTAATTAGCTCAATATTATTAGCAGTCACCTTCATAACAACTGACATGAGCGTCAACCCACAATTATCCTTCTCGTCATTGTCTGGTGCGATATGGGCTTTACTATATGCATTTAAGGAATCGAAATGAAATTATACATCGATACCGAGTTCAATGATTTTAGAGGAGAGTTAATCTCCATGGCATTAGTTGCAGATGATGGTACTGAGTTCTATGAAGTACTTGAATGCAAAGAGCCTACTGAATGGGTCGCAACAAATGTCATGCCAATTCTTGAAAAAAGTCCACTCGGAAAACTTGAATTTCAATTAAAGTTACAAAACTTCCTAAGTGAGTTTGACTCTGTTCATATCATCGCAGACTGGCCAGAAGATCTTAAACATTTTTGCGAATCCTTGATACTTGGTCCAGGAATGAAGATGAGTCATCCTACCATCACTATGGCTATTTGTCCATGGTTATCATCTAATGGAAGTCTAGCACCACATAACGCTCTTTATGATGCTCGTGCCATAATGATGGACGACCTTGAAAATACTTATCGTCATATGAAATAAATTCACCAATTATTTACTTTTCTGAAAAAATAGGTTATAATTACTGTATTACCTTTATAATAACCTTTCTCTGGAATTTATTATGTCCTTTGCTCCTGAAAATGTTTACTTTGTTACTGGCGACAGTTCGATACTTGGATCGTTTAATGAAGTAGAATGCGGCAATTTCTTTGAGTTCTCAAAGAACAAAGATGAAGGAATTCCTCACTTCTCTGACTATCCTCATAGAGTTTGGGTCACTACTCCACGCAAAGGAATTGATCACGGGTTTCGTTATGCGATCGTGAAAAAGACCGTTGCCTATATCGTAGTAGATGAAGACGAGAACGGTCTTCCAGTTGTAGAGAAATGGAAATTGAAAAATAAGAATGATTATATTGCACCATGAAAAATACCATTGCTTCTATTCTGATTCTGATTAGCGCAACAGGTTGTGCTGCGAACTCCAAGACATTCTTTATCACTCCTGTTATTACCTCATCTATCAACTCTACGATAATTTCAGGAGTCGTGGTAGATGTTATTCCTATACCAGAAACACTGTATACGCCTGTACGAAATAAGACGTGTATCAATACTCAAGTTCCTGTATATGGCAATACTTCTGCTTCAAATGGAATTATCGCAGTGACGGCTTTCATTACCAATATTGTTTCACCTGGCAATACCGCTGTCGCAGTTTCTAATGGTTCGGCAATTACAGAACGTGTTACGGGTTATACCGTGACCGAGTTGACTAATCAGAATAATATCGTAGGATATCGCACTGTACCTGAGTGTCGAATAGTCGAAAGCGTTATTCAGTCTACGGTCATAAATTCATATAGAGTAGTAATAAGGGTTGGAGAACAAGATCTAATGTTCATAACAACTAAGCAATATTATATTAGCCAAGATGTATCGATTGACGTTAACAGGAATTTATTATGAGATTAAAGGCAAAAACAAGTGACTTGGCAGGGTACACAATACCATCATCAGTTGCCGAAGGTATTACTCGAGAAGTGCTTGCAGAGCATAGATTTATGCTAACTGAGAAGTTGATGAGATCGGAAGAAGGAGAATGGATGCATCAGTCAGATGTTGAACTATATAAAAGAATCATAAACTCAATCGATACACTTCTTAATGAATACATGTAATAACCAAAAAAACAACTAAGGAATCTTTTTAAACATGAATAATAAATTTACTCTCGACCAAGAACTCGTAAAACAATCGGCCACTGATCTGGTCGGTCAATGTCATATGTTGGCAAAGTCTTCTGGTTGGTGGAATGGTCTTAATAGTGGTATGGATTTAACCTTTGACTATGAGGCAACTCGACAGGGATTGATTGAGCCATCTAAGAATATCGGGGAACTCCTTTGCTTGGTTCATTCGGAAGTATCCGAAGCCATGGAAGGTGCGCGTAAAAAGATGATGGACGATAAGTTACCACACCGTTCGATGTTAGAGGTAGAGTTAGCCGACGCACTTATTCGTATCTTTGACATGGCAGGCGGATTAAATCTCGACGTCGCTGGGGCGATTGCCGAAAAACTAGTGTACAATGCAAGTCGTGCAGATCACAAACCTTCTAACCGCTCTAAGGCGGGTGGTAAGGCATTCTAATTTAATAGGAAACAATATATTATGGAAAATACATATAGCCGATTCGATTTTGAACAACAGATTCTGAGGTGTTGGGGCATCATTGACGACCTTAGAGAAATTAAAAGTAGTGTAGAAGGCGATAAAGGATCAGAGAACTTTGTATCCTATCTAGATAGTCTTTGCGTATTGTATGAGTTGAAGTTTAGCGAATTATTCAGGCAGTTTGAGTTATCAATAGAAAAACCTTTTGCCCATACCATTTTCATCTGCGCTGGTAATATCATACAATATGATGCCTATGTTAAACAGTTTCGAGACGTTTCGCCATTTAGATTTTTGAATTGGCCTGATCAAATCAGAGGTACGGTCAATCCTATTGTTCATTACATTGGAACGTATGAACATAGAAAGGACATTGCAGAAATAAGAGATATGGTTAAAACTTCAACTAGAACATCTTGATATGAGATACTATACCCATGAAGAGTTTGATAGCATCAAGTCTCATATCATTACTCAATCAGAGGAAGATATTCGTAACGATTATTATCCATACTGGTATGGGAAGATGTGCGGTAAGTTCGGCAAGGAATGTGTAGACACCAACTACACATTCGAAGACTGCCTAGATGACTATAAAATTGTTACGTTTGCATTGGAGATAAAAAATGTTTGAAATAGTGATTGTAATTTGTTTAGTATTAGCTCTAATTATTTGGGTATACGGTGGTTTCTTTCTACTAGAACACATATACAAGGACTGGCAAATATTTGGCACTGCAGCGTTATTTGTATTTAGTACTGGTGCGATATTTGCTGTTTTAGTATCTTACGCAATTAATCTATTTTAGGGATTATATTATGACATCATCAAAAGACGATACTATGAATAAACTGTTTGAAGAAGGTCAAAAGATTTCAAAAATGATGGAAGAGGTTAAGAACGAATATGAAGCCAAGAACGAAGACTGGTGGAAGAATCTTTCATATGAAGATAGATGTCATGCTTTCTATGCAGTCACTAAGCGTATATTTCAAGGTGAAATTATAGAAGAGGCATCATACCGAAAAGTGTTGTATGACATTTTTGGCTTTGGACCAGAAATGTATCTTGCTGGTATGGATTCTGGTTACATGGAAATTCATAATTCAATCGTATCACGTTATGCCAAAGTAAAGGACTAATGAGATGGAATACACATACCTGATTCAAAAGAATTTTATGCGAAAAGAGCAACGTGCTATTGAGCAAGGAACAGAGTATGATGTAATCAAGATGGAAGTAAATTATCCAGAGTTAGAAAGAATACTGAGCAAAAAGTTTGTAGTCCCTGTTGGAACAGTTGAATTTACTCAACGGTACTGCGAATTAAATGGGTTTGAGTTACCAGACAACATCAGTTATCCCGACTCCTTAAATAAGTACTTAGATCGGTATGTTTGGAAGATACCCTTCAATCTCGCTCGGAGTAACGAATTTGTAAAACCTGTCAAGACAAAACAGTTCACGGGTTGTATCAAATCTCAACTCACCGAACAAGTAGATGCAGAAGAAATGGTATGGGTATCCGAACCAGTTGAATTTCTTTGTGAGTATAGGTACTATATCATTGATGGTAAGGTAGTGGGGTATTCTCAATATGATGATGGAGAGCATCCTAATGAGCCTGATATCCAAGTAGTAAAAGATATGGTATCAGACTATGTTGACGCTCCAATAGGTTATACTATTGACGTTGGTATAGATTCTAGTGGCAGAACTATTTTGGTCGAAGTAAATGATGGTTGGGCTCTTGGGCTGTATCCTTGGGGTAATATGAGTAATCGCGATTATGTCGAGCTGATAACTCGTCGTTGGATGCAGATTATACAAAATGAAAAGTGGTCAAAAGAAAAATTTGAAAAGGAATAATATGAAAGCATTTTTATCTACAACTTCGAGCGGTTCTGAATTCATTGAGATACAGTATCATTCTCCCTTTTCAGGCCAACCCCGTACCATCGTATTGGCATACGACAAGGATGAAAACGGAGATAACGTTTTTGTTTTGAACAATGAAGTCTTAGGCGACTTACTCGATATTATGAACGATTGCTAATAATATGAATACTTATTTAGATGGCGAAGATGCAAATCAGTTTATAATTGCTCCAATGAAGAATGGTGAAGAAAGTGTTATTAAAAAGGTTACTATATGAACGATAGACTAAAAGAGCTTGCAATACAGTCAGGCTTGTTATATAGAATTAATGCCAAAAGTAAGAAGACGAAAAGGAAAAAGCGGTCACTAAAATTGTTTGCTAAATTAATTGTATCAGAATGTTTTATAGCTTCAATGAAAACGTCTAATGGGTTCATTGATCCATCTAGATTAGTTTCTATGATTGAATCGAGAATTGGAATTAAACCTTCACCTACATCGAATGATGGAGTTGACGAAAGAAGATATCAAAACACTTCGGTGTTGAGTGATAAATGTTAAAGAAGATTTGGCATGTTTGGGCAAAGGCTCTTGGTGAAAAGACGGGTAAGACAAACACCGAAGCCGATCTTGTTGCCCTTATAAGAACTGTTATAATACTGTTATAATACTGTTATAATACTGTTATATCTAATAACAAATGCGTTCATAGTATCTGGCGTCATACGGCATTGGTAATTTTAAAGGAAAAAGTAAAATGAAAAAGGCATTGTTTATTCTATGTGCTACCGTTTTGGTTAGTGGTTGTTCTTCTGCACCTAAGGCAATGAACGTCATTAACGTGGTGAACAATCAAACCTACATTAGCTCCAACTCTAGTTTAATTGGGGGAGTAGTAGTGGGCGTTCAAGGAGTCTATACCACAAAATATACTCCTGTTAGAACAAAGACGTGTGTAGATCGCGAAGTTCCTATCTATGGGGCGTCTAGGGCGTCTAATGTCATTATAGGGGTAGGGGCAGTGTTGGGTACGCTTGTTGCCCCAGGGTCGTCCTCGGTCTTAGTCTACAGTGGTTCTACTATTGTCGAGCGAGTATCGGGCGAAACCGTTACCGAAATCATTAACCCTAATCAAAACATTGTGGGCTACAAAAAAGTACCCGAGTGTCGTATTGAGGAAACCGTAGTTCAGGAACAGGTCATTGGATCCTACACCGTCGTAGTTCGACTTGGTGGGCAAGATCTAGTATTTTCGACACCAAGAAAATATGTTGTGGGTCAACAAGTTGTCATTGACGTGAATCGAAATCTGTTATAAAATGCTTAAAATTTTAGGAGAACATTTTGAAAATTTACCTCAATCGTGAGCAATTAACTACTTTGAATCGGATAGTCGAACACTTTACCGAAGTCAATGAATTTTTAATAGAGGCGCCTACTAACCCAACACCTAAAATAGGTCAGGGGTTAACGGTCAGTTTTAATTTGTATAATACAATTACGTCAACCATTGAATTAAATTAAAAATCATGAAAACTTATTTAACAAGTGATCTACACTTTGGTCATAAAAACATTTTTAACTTTTGTCCTGATACCCGCTCTCGATACAAAAATGATGGGGTAGAAGATCTTGACTATATGGCCGAGTCGATGATATCCGAATGGAATGATACCGTAGAACAAAATGACCTAGTCTACATTCTAGGTGATATTGCATTTTTACCTTCACAGTCTGCAATAAAAATCATGAGGCGATTGAATGGCAAAAAGATTCTTATTGCAGGTAATCATGATAAGAAGACAATCAAAGATCCTGTCTTTCGTTCCTGCTTTGAGTCTATCCATGACTATTTAGAAGTCAACTACGACGGCACAAAAATCGTAATGTGTCACTATCCTATCTATGATCACAATGGGGCGGGTAGGGGCTCCCTGATGCTCCATGGGCACCGTCACGGAAAGCCACATAACATTGAGGGTAAGATTATGGACGTGGGCTATGATGCCACAGGCGAGATCGTGATGGACATAGAGCGCATCATTAATAAACTGAGTCATGTCCCCCACATGTACCATAATGATCCAAGATGAGTCTCACTTACCTGTATCTGAGCAGTCTCTGGTCTTTAGGTTAAAGAGGCGAGCAGAGATCAGGAGACAAATATCAACACGTAAAAGTGTTCAAGAGGGCATCAGGGATCGCTTGGCAGATTTGTTGGACGAAGCCGCATCCGAAATAATCAGACTACAAAAGGACGAAGCAGATGACCGAAAGTGAAATTAAAGTGCTTATTGAATGGGATCAAATTCGAAAAATCATATTGTCTGAGCTTAGTGTCGATCGAGACTTTTTGATGAGTGATCTTAGACGACATCAAAAAAAGGATAGCGCCAATCAGCCAGAGGTCTTTTTTCCCGATAAAGAAAAGGACGTCAAAGAAATCAAAAAATACATAAAGGCTTTCTCTAGGGTTATCAAGTATTATGACGAGAATCCACCGTGATGAGCGGCGAAGACTTAGTCAAGTTTTTGGTTTTGTTGCGTGAGACAGGCGGTCTTGATTTGTATTGGAAGAACCGCATCACCGAGGTGATAAAAAAACTAGGAGGGTGACTTACTATGTTTCTAATTTACGTGTTTGTGTTTTCGGTTGCATCAATGGTGATTTGTATAATATCTTCTATCATTTACAATGGCGGTGTTGTTTTTAAACAAAACCCTTAATTATTACTTTTCTCCTATAAAAATTGTGATATACTATTTTTGTTGAGTTGTTAAACAGTAAAAAAAGGAAGACACATCATGAAAGTATCTACTCGCTCCATGCCTTATCTTACTCAAGAAAACATTAATCTAATGATTGATCAAGCAAAATCCGCGGCAAGTATCGCGGCGACAGATTATCTGAACAATAATCTAGGTGGTCGTGACACAGGATCTTGTGGCTTTGCTTGGGTTAATTTGCCTAATATTCACGGAAACTCAAAGCTTGCTAAGATGTTAAAGAATGCAGGTCTTCGTCGTGACTATAGGGGTTCATTTCAAATTTGGAATCCTGCTCAGGTCGGGGCTCAAAACATAGACGTATTGTTTTCGGGTGCTCTAGCGGCAGAAGCTGTTTTGTGCTCATATGGCTTTGAAGCCTATGCAGGTAGTCGCGTAGATTAAAATTGTGTGGTATACTTGATTTTTATAGGGAAACACAAAATGTTTACAGTAACAGAGTTCGTTAGTTATGTTGAGAGTTTTTACGGTGAAAATGGAATTTATCCCTTCACCAACTTAAAAACACGTGATATCACAATAGCCGTTAATGGCTACATCGGGTCATTGGGTGAAGAAGAGTTCTGCGCCGATAGCGTGGATCGTGAGCGTGTTCGTGATATCTTATTAAAAACTTTTTACTGTGAGTCGTTTAGTAATTAAGTTCTTCACCAGATGATATGTGCCAACAACTAGGACGTAAAATGAAACCTCAAACAAGTATTAGTTCTTTAGTTAAGGTTCTTCTTGAAAAAAAAAGAGATCCTTTCTATATTTTGGGCTATGTTGAAGCTCTATATGAGCGAAGAATTTGTAGATTGTCGCCAAAGCAACAGGCGGAATTGTCTCAAGACATAGAAGAAACAATTGATTATATAAACAAGGGAGTTGTATAACATGGCAACACGATCAACTATTGCATTAGAATTAGCCGACGGTTCAATTAAGCAAGTGTACTGTCATTGGGATGGCTATATTTCTAATAACGGTGTTATCTTATTTAATCATTACTCGGATCCAAAAAAATTAGAGACCTTACTTGATATGAGTGATATTAGCTCTTTGGGTAAAGATATTGGGGTCAAGCATCCATTTTCGTTTGTTGAAGCTGGAGTCTCTGTAGATAGTTTCCACAAATTATATGACGATATGACTACATTTTATGGTCGTGATCGTGAAGAAAAAAATATTCGTCCTGTTCGAGTCTTTGAGAACTTTAAAGATTATCTTGCAAAAAACGATAGTGAAGAGTATAACTATATTTTACGCTCGGATGGTGAGTGGTACGTAGACTCTGGTCGTGGTCATGTGTCATTGTGGGCACAAATAAAATTAATAGAAGTGTTCGAAACCGCTTCGGCATAAACTAGAACGGTGATCCGATGAATAAACTGTTACTTGGGATCACCGTTCTTTTTTTCATTGGGTTCATTTGGACTGTAACCCTTGTCATGATCATAGGTTGAGGTATGACCCCCATAAAATAACTTTACTCTTTTCATAGAAGGCACTATAATTACTGTATTGAAGTTAATTGATACTAGGAAAACGAAATGGAAATGAAAGCACTCTATGGGTTTATCTCTACTGGCGACAAAGTGGCTTTGTATACATTAAGAATTATGTATGAAGTTCCCGTTAGAACTGAGTTCGGTATTAGTTGGATCATGGAAGAGCATTATATTCGAAACTTATCGAACGACAAAGATAAGGCTCTCGAGAAGGCTAACTTGTTGTTATCTGATATGGGTTTATCATTAAAGGGTGATCCATCATTTGACTTGAACGAAATTAAGCGTCGAAGCTCAGAGGCTCTTGAGAGCGAGCGCGACGCGCTCGCTAAGAAAACTGCCGAGATTAAGGCAGAAGCCGAAAAAGTCTTTGTCGAGGCTTGTGGTAAGAACGTTTTTTTAGTCGGTAAGCATATCGGCTTTACGCCAGAAGATGTCTACTCAAAAGATCCCAGCTATATACTTTGGTTAAACGGTATGGAAATAGAGTCAGAGATTTTAAATAAGTTTGACGTCAATGTTAAAATCGCCAAAGATTTTGTCGTGAAAAACGATATAAAAGGTCCAACCTTTGTTGGCGAGGTCGGTGAGAAAATAACATTAAATTTGACCTTGATTAAATCATACGCTCTTATTGGTTATTTTCGTTCTATTGTATTTACATGTAAGACACCAGAAAACAATATTGTTAAGTTCTTTAGTACAGCTAAAGGATTTCTTGCATTAGAGGATGGCGATTCTTTTAGTGTAGTTGGTACAGTAAAAAGTCACAATGACTACAGTGGTAGAAAATCTACATCAATTAATCGCCCTAAGATGGCAAAATAAAGGGTCGCAAAGGCTATGACCGATATATCCCTATTCGGTTATCCTCAAACAGGCGAGTACGGCGAAATTCCGTATCATAAAAATTTGTTTACACTTAGTCGAGTAAACAAAGCTCAATCAAGACTTGAGGACAGTCGTCCAATAACCAGAAGACAATATGGGGCTTGTTTAGGGACAGGCACTATATTTGAGATGGATACATGAGTCGCGTTGCGATAAACTTTAAGTAGAGATGTATTCTTCTCAAATATAGTAAATAGCTGTTGACAAATAGTAAAAAGTAAGTTATAATGGTTGTATAGTAAGAAATCGTTCTTTAAAAATTTATGTCCCTATAGATTATCGGTTAGATCATCACCCTTTCACGGTGGAGAGCCCAGTTCGATTCTGGGTGGGGACGCCATATTTAAGTACATTCGTTGATCGGTGAGCAACACAAATTGCAGATCCGCAAATGTCGATGAGTTTGGTACTCGCAGTTTAAGACGGTTCGATTCCGTAGTGTACTTTAATATGGTTTCTGATTGCCAATACATGAAAGGCGTTCAACGCTGAGTACTTGTGGAGGATAGTGTCTGAGACATTGGCCCGAAGGACGGGAACAAGGTACCATATTGAAGTGCATTACATGACGCCTCGGCGAAGGGATTCTAGAAGCCCAGTAGCGATTAATAATTAAACATGTAGATGGGTTCGCATGGTGTAGTGTGCTTCAATATGGTATCAACGAAGACGACAGGTCAGCATTATCAAATTCGATGAGGTATAACATGATTGTAAATTCTTATAACCACCCACGGGGCACCATTTGCATTGCACTAATGTACATAGGATGGCAACGAGCTTTTAAAATAGACAATCAGCACCACTATAAAGAGTTTACAGGGTGCTTTAGTATCATATAGAATTAAGGGTCGCAAAGGCTATGACCGATATATCCCTATTCGGTTATCCTCAAACAGGCGAGTACGGCGAAATTCCGTATCATAAAAATTTGTTTACACTTAGTCGAGTAAACAAAGCTCAATCAAGACTT